TTCCGCCCACAAGGCTCCATCCGCAACACATCGTCGCGCTTCGCAATCAAACCTTCGGAAAGCAAAAACCCCGCCGCCAATTCCTCATCATGCCCGGGCGTGCGCATCGTGACACTAATCGCCCGTCCGCGAACGCGAATCTCGAGCGGCTCTTCAATCGCGAGATCGTCGGCTCCATTCGTCGCGCCGCTGGAGGTGAATCGCACGATGTCATCGAAATGCGCCGAGCTCATGTATCCGTGATCGTAGCACGCGGGTTGATGTGAGATGTAATGAAAACGCGTTGTCGCGAAGACGCGCGACCTTTCGCGGAGCGAATGGAATCAATGCCTTCTTCGCGAGTCTTCGAATCTTCGCGTCTTCGCGATCGCGCATTTCGATGATGGGAAAGCGTTCCCGGCAGGGGTCGAACCTGCAACCTTCGGCTTCGGAGGCCGAAGTTGATCAGCTGATCACCGATCAGTTTATCCGCCACAACCTCTACGGTCGGCGCGACTTCGCTTTTTTTTTCGCCCTGTAGGGTCAGGTGGGCGCGCTGCGCGCCTACCCCGCTGCGCTGCGCGCCATGCGTGCCCGTCGCGAGCTGGTGCTGCGCGTCGCGCTGATCGGAAGGAACGGCCGGCAGGCCGTCGATCGCCTGCTGTTCATCGTGGAGCTGAGGGTGCATGTACCGCGCCGTGAGCCGGATATCAGAGTGACGGGCGAGCTGCTGCACCGTCTTCATCGTCGCGCCGGGGACCGAGCCCAGGAGCGTGATGTAGGTGTGCCTGAGTGAATGGAAATCAGCGAAGCCGGCGGCCGTCTCGTAGTCGATGCCGGCGGCCGCCAGATCGGCTTTGATCATCAGGTAGGCGCGCTCCGGGATCCTGAACACCGCAGCGCCGGCGGGCTTCCCCTCCAGCCACGCGCTTAGTCGACCGGCTAAGTCGGCGCGGATGATCACGACGTCGAGCCGGCGGTGCTTGCTGCAGGCGGCGGTGACTGTGATCGTCGGCTGCTCGCCCAGGTGGAAGCTCTCGGGCGTGAGGCTGGCCAGCTCGCTCTTGCGGAGCCCGCTGTACGCGGCCGTCAGGTAGAGCATTTCCCGATCGGCCCCGCTCATGCAACGAAAAGCAACGCCGGCCACGGCCGCGGCCAACAACTTCGACAGTTCGCGGGGGGCAAGCGCCCGTCGAGTGTGCCTTGGATCCGTGGCGGCGTTGTAAAGTTCCATGTCTCGCAGCGGGTTCTCATGCGCGCGGCGGATCGTGGGCCGCGCCAGCCAGCGGCAGAATTGCTTCAGCGCCTTGAGGTACTTGTTGCACGTCTCCAGCGACCAATCCTTCTCCAGCCGGAGATCGGCGACGGCGAGCTGTACGGCCTCGGCTGTCACGTCAACAACCCTCCCGAGCTCGCAGGCCTGGCAGATCAGCTTCACGCGCGAATGCACGCTCTTCGCCTGCCGGGATGTGATCCCGCGGGCGATCATCCACGCGCGATAGTCCTCGGCATGGCCGGGTTTCTCGTCGGTGCCGACGAGCTGCTGCTGCGCCGCCGCGGCGATCTTCTCGCTGCGGGCGTCGAGCTGGCCGAGCCGGTGCATGTCGAGCCAGTGGCTGACCGACCGCGCCTTGCGCGCGGTGACCTCCACGTCGGCCGATGCGGTCTCGGTTCTGCGCTTCCTCGTCGTCGGGTGCCGATACGCAATAAGCCAGGGGTCGGTCGGCGCGCACTTCTTGCCACGCTTGAACACCGAGACACTGGGCACTCTGTAGGGGAATCCTCCCAAATCTCCTGACGCTCCATTCCCTGTGGCGAGGGTTTTGAGCAGCTCGATCTGGATGTCCCCCGAACGCATGACAGCGGGAAACGTCCAATAGAATCAGCTGATCTCCAAAAAAAGCAGGCACTTGCTCAACCGCACCGCCGCCGGTGCCGATGCGCGTTACATGAACAAGCTGATGCTGGCGTTGCAGGTGGCGGGGGTCATTGCCGCCGTCTGCGTGATCAGCTGGAGCATGGGCCTTCTTGGCAGTTGGGTTGAAGCGCGGGCTAAACCCGCCAGCCGACGTGACAAGATCCTGTGTGTTTGCGTGATCGCGGTCATCTTGTCGGCCTCGATCGTGGCCGCGTTCCTCAAACCGTGACGGACTGCCGCTGTTGTGAACTCGTAAGCTCACGACAGCGAAGCGCCAAGATATGCCGTGGTTGTCCACTACTTCTCCACCGAGCCTGTTGAAAGCCGCGGAACTATACATGGGCATGATTCGATGCCGCTATACACCGGCTGCCTTCTTTCCCGTGATCTTTTTTTGCCGGGCGGAAGCTAGGAGATATTTGTCGCGCACGACGTCGCTCCCCTGGTCAGCGCAGTACACGATGAACACCGAAAGCCCCGGCCCCGGCAGATCCCCGTAGATCGCGTCGTACGCATCCTGAAAGAGAGCTTTGGCTTTGAGCGCTCCCACCGCGGCGACGTCGTCGGCGAGCGTTCCCGACAGGTCGAGGCGTGGCTTTGCCTTCAATTCTCGCTCGCGCAGCAGATCCGCCCCCACCGCCGCGCAGAAGGTGATGAGCTGGCCGAGCGCCAGCCGGGGCCAGACCCTTTTGAGCAGCTTGTGCAGGTGTTCGTATTCGCCGCGGGCACGGAGCCGGATGAGCAGTTCTTTCTGCAGGCCCATGGGAACCCACGTCGGCGACTCCCGTTTTCGGTCAGGCATGGCGTAGATACTGCCATGGCATACCCAAGCCGTCAAAGCGCAAAAAAGAACCCCCGAGCCGGCTCCAGCGCGTCGGGGGTTCAGGGTGCAGCGGATCGAGGGGGATCCGCAGGCTCTATCGAGCAGCCGCCTTCTTGCGGGGCGGCGATTTTGCCTTCGGTCGAGCGTACCGCCGGCGGATCTCTTCGTAGCCGAAGCTCATGGCCAAGCCGAGCAACTTGTTCAGCCCCGGTCCCGGCAGCTCGCCGTACACGTCCTCGTAGAGCTGCTCGCCCTGCTTTCGCAGCGGCTGGCCAAGCCGGATGAGCATCTCCTTGTCCACACCCATCGAGACCTCGGTGGGCGATTCACGTTTGGCCTTCGCGGACATCTGACCTCCAGTGGTGGCACGTGCGCGAGGATACCGTGGCATAGCCAGCGGTTCAACGGCCAGTCTCGCGCATCACCTGCTCAGTCTTTGCCGCCTGCCCGAGCTGGTACGGCATCCACCGGCAATGCGCCCCGACCGTTTCGACGCTCGGTTCGTGCAGAAGCAAAACGCTCGTTCTACTCTGCGCCTTTCCCTCTCCATCGAAGTAGGAGATGTTGATCAGGCTTTCAGAGTGGACCTTCGCGACGATCGCGGCGAAGGGCTCGACCTGGCCGGTGGTTTCGTAGTACCACAGCACGCGGCCGACGGTTGGTTTGATCACGGCAGACCTCCAAAAAAGAGAACGGTTCAGCGACTCACTGCGCCAGCCGGAGCATTCGTGAGAGTCGCCCCCGCCAGTGAGTCGTCGAGTTTGACTTGGCTGGCAGGGGCTGCACCAGGAGAGAGCGGATCCGCCTGGATGCGCGCGGCGACGTCGCGCCAGTGATCGACGCGCGAGATCATCGCGTCGAGCTTGGCCTGCAGATCAGTATCGATCGCGGATCCGCCGGACGTCTTCACCTTGCGGTACAGCGCCAGCGCGTGCTCCTTCGCCTGACCCTCGGCGTCGGAGATGATCCGATTGACCGCCGGGAGGAAGCGGCTGGCCACGTAAGCCACCCACTGCTCGGGCGTGTACTGCGCAGTCGATTGCTGCGCGCCGGTTTGTTGCTCAGCCAACGGACACCACCTTTCCCGCGGTCGCTTTGAGCGCGGAGTAAAACGGTTCATTCGGAGCGTGCGACGTCGGCCAGAGCAGGCCTTCGGGCCCCGCCTGATGCGCGCTGTTGCGCTCCGTCTCGAAGTACGCCAGCGCGTAGATCTGCGGATTGGCCGCCAGCGCGGGGTAGGCGTCAGTGATGCACTGCGCCCACTTCGCCACGGCCGGCCCGGAATGGAAGCCCCACTCGGTGATGAAGAGCATCATCCCCGGATACAACGCGCAGCCACGATCGACTTGCGCGAGCTGCTTGATCCCGGAATCGTCGTAGGGATGGAAGCCGCCGTAGTCGCACAGCGTCATGTAGCCGGCGGCCTTGGCTTTGCCCGACCAGGTGGGATCGATGCCCGACGTGTTGCAGCCGATGATCTTCTGGCCGGCAGCGCGGAGCGCCTTGCTCGCCGGCGCGAGGAACTGATTGACGTAATCGGTCCCGTTGATCGAGCCGTAGGAGGCGATGTTCACTTCGTTCTGAATCTCCCACCAGTCGATCGCGCCGCTGGCCACCTTCGCCGCGGCGTCGTACCAGCGCGTCACCTGGTCGGCCGTGTCGGGTCGCTTGGTCGCGTGGAAGCACATCGCGATCTTGAGCCCCGTCGCATCCCGGAAGCGCCGGTAACTGTCGAAGAATCCGGCGGTGGGTTTGTTCGCCCAGGACGGCGTCGGTCCCCAGATCCGGCAGAAGTCGAGCGACTGATCAACGCGCAGCTTTTGCCACGTCGCCGTCGGCAGGCCTGAGCCTCCGCACGTGCCGCGCAGCGGGTGCCTCGTCGACGTCGGCGGCGTCGAGCTTCCGCCGCTGGTCGAGCTGCTGCCTGTGGATCCGCCGGCAGCCGGCGCGTCGGCCGCGTCGAAGATGAAGTTTTGGCTGGTGAGCTTCTGACCAGCTGAGAGCGGGATCGTGTGGCCGTAGTACGCGGTGTTCACGTCCACGCCCGACGGCGTCGGCGGTTGCAGTTGCTTCATGCCCGCCGGCACAACGGCGCGGATCTTGTAGGGATGATCGGCCGGCCGCGGCGGAAGATCTCCGAAGGAGTAATCGCCGTTGCCGTTCGTCGTCGTGCACAGCTCGCCGGCGTCTTGTTTGTGGTTGTTGTCGGCGTCGTCGTAAACGCTGATGCCCGACAGCCCGGTCCCTCCCTTGTTCATCACGCGGCCGCTGATCGAGCCCAGGGCAGGCGCGGGCGCATCCGCCTGCAGGTAGAAGTTGCCGCCGACACTGGCCGCCGCATCTCCCTGCGCTTTGAGGTCCGGCCACGCCAGCGCGGTGAAGGTGCGCTGACCGAGCTTGTTGATCAAGTTCGACGCATCGCCGAGGTCGCCGGCGAACAGGAAGGGCTCCGAGTGCTCATCCTCCTTGCCCGGCCACGTCGAGCCATCGACGGTGATCCGCACGCTCTTTGGACCGCCGCTGCAGTAAGCGCGGATTGACACGCGCTGGCCGGCGAGCTTGGCCGGATCCACCAGCGCCATGTTGTTCTCGGGCGCGGGATAGACGTCGTACAGATCCTTCCAGCCTTTGGGGTCCGTGCTCTTCGGATCCAGCACGCAAAGCGTGACGCGATCGATGCTGATCATCAGTGCCCTCCGTGAAGTGTGAAACGAACGTGGCCCGGCGACACGCGCCGCCGGGCCACCTATGCCACCGTTTAGCAATCTACCTTCATGCCATCGCGACTGCCACGCCTTTGATGAGGCCGGTCGTCACGAAGTCGGTCAGGTACGCGAAGATCCGGCCGACCAGGGCGAGCGCGGAGTTCTGGAGCCCGGCCGCCTTCACCGCGCCGATGTTCTCCAGGCTGGCCATCGCCGACTGACGTTTGCGCAGCAGCGTCATCTGCGCATCGGAATTGTTGACGGCCGTGAGCAGGCTGACCCCGACGAACGCCAGCGTGTTGAGTGCGCGGCGCGCGATGTCACTTTCGTCCTGGCTCAGCTCCTGACCCTGCAGTTGCTTGAGGAAGTCGGACGTGGCGTTGTCCGCTTCGAGCCGAAGCCCGGAGATGAAGTCGGAGCCGCTCTGCGCGAGGCCGCCCCACAGCTGCTGCAGCTGATCCTCGATCGAGCTGGCGGCCGCGGCGGCTGCGCTGCCGGCGCCGGCGGCCGCGGCGGGAGCTGCTCCAGTGCCGGCGGTGTTGGGCGCGGATCCGGCCGCGGATCCGAATGGTGCATTGGTCTGAGTCACGAGATGCCTCCTTGGGGCAGAATGTGGAATGAAATAAAAAATGGAATAAAAACGCAGGGTTTTGCGCACGAAGCTACTGATTGAACGACGTGAGGCGCTTGTCCCACGTGCTCAGGAGATCAGCGACGTCCTGGCTCTCCGTGCTGTTCTCCTGCGCGTACTTCTGCAGGATCGGCTTGGCCAGGTTGTAGCTGTCGCGCTCGGGTCGAGTGCTCCAGCCGTCGATGATCGATTGCACCGCGGTCTGCTGGTCGGTGTGCTGCTTTGCGTACGCGAGCAGGTAGGCCTGCGCGGCTTTCTCCGTGGTGCCGGCAGCGTGAGTGTTGACGGCCGCGGCTGGCGTCGAGCCGTTCTGACAGCCATCACACCCGGCCACCAGGCCCACCAGAAGCAGGCAGGTCAGCAGGGGCGAAATCAGACAAATCAGCAGGCGTCGAACGGGGTAGAGGCGCTTGGGCATTGGGGATCTCCCGGTCGGGAAAGGTGCCGAGCGTTGGGATCTTCCCTCTGGCAATCGTCCACGCCACAAATGAGAGCCGATCAAGCACGACGTTCCCACCGAGCCAGCCCGCGATTCCGCAGCCGGCGCAGGTGAGGTACCACTTGTCAGGTCCCCACAGGTAGACGCAGAGAGAGCCAACGACCAGGCCGCCGACGCCCGATACCCCGGCAGCGACGACAGTATCACGCAGGCTGAGCTTCTTTGCCATGGCAGCAAAAAAACCCGCCAGCGCGGCGAGCCCGAAACAGAACATCAGCACACGGCCGCTCTGTGCGAACGGCGGTTCACCCTGGCCCAACAACCGCACGTGGCCTCCCGGCCACAACCCCTACTTCTTCGCCGGCTCGGTCGGCTTTTTGTCGAGGAAAAATTGCCCGTCGCCCTTGGTCTCAAACACTGCCACCAGCTCTTTGAAGCCTCTCTGTAAGCTGAGTGGCAGAGGCCCGGCGTCCTCGCCGTTGTCCGGCGCGATGCGGCCCCATGCTGTCTTATCGGCTTCCGCCGTAGGAACGTTACCGCTGCGCTCGCGCCGAAAAGTTGTCGCGGCGGTGTGGGCGTGGGCGATGACGTGATCGGCCAGCATCTGGCGCTCGACGAGCCCCTTGAAGCCGACGGGGTCGTTGGCTTTGAGATGTCCGTAGAAGCGCCGCGCGTATCCGGCCACCAGCTCGTCTTCGAGCGCGTGACGCCACGCGGGGAGTGCCGGCGGCTTCTTCGCCGGCGGGTTTTTCTGCTGCTGCTGCTCTGCCATCACTTGCCTCCGGGGGTTGCGGGGTAGCGGGATTTTCCACCTATGCCACGGGCTATATTAACCATCTGCGCCATGAGCACACGCAGCCGCTGCCGCTTGACCTCGGGGGTGAGGGCGTCCGATTCGTACACGCCGGTCATTGCCGCGCGCAGGTCCTTCAGCGCCTGGCCCGCGGCTTTGATCTGATCCGCTTTCTGCAGCACGTCCCGATTGCGCGCGATGTAGCTCTTGAGCTGATCGCCGCTGTAGTGCGGGATCGAGGCCTTCACACGGTCGAGGCGATCGGAGAGCGCGTAGAAGTCCGCCAGGCTCTGCGCGCTCGAGGGCTCCAGCTCGCGACCGAACATCATCTGCAGGCCGGGGATTGATTGCTTCCAATCGTCCGCCGGCGGCGGCGTCTTGGTGATGCCGGCGAGCGGGCGGAACACACCATCGTCGATCGACTTGACCACCGAGCGCCCGAAGGTGCCGGTGTAGCCGTAGATCAGGTGATCGATGAGCAGCGGGCTCATGTTCAGGTGCTTCCCGATGAACTTGGCGGTTTCGCTGGTGAAGCGCTTCTGCTGCAGCTCCGGCTCCAGCCGCTTGAGATCGTCGGGCACGATCGGCCGCTGGTTGAAGTAGTCGTAGTTGGCGGCCACTTCGTACAGAGGCTTGAGCGCGGTCACCATGTCGAGCGCCATGTTGAGCGCTGCGCCGGGCGACGGGATCAGCTCCTGCAGGAGCTTGGGATCCTCATTCAGCGCGGCTTCGATCATCGCCGGCAGCGCGGTGCCGAGCACGAAGCCCCACTCCTGGGGCTTGCGGAAGCGAAACCAGCTCCGCGTCGTCTTGGGATCGCCGATCGGGAAGAGCCAATAGCCCTGCCGTTCGTTTGCGCGCTCCTGGTAATCGGGATTGTCTTTGCAAAGGTAATTGAGCAGCAGAGACATCGCCACCAGTGGCAGCGAGCGGATGAACATCGTGCCCGGCCGGTTCTTCACGTTGCGCGCGAAGGTGTCGGTGCCCTGGATCATCGCGTTGAAGAACGCGCGCAGCTTGCCGACGTCCTTGGCCCACGATCCGCCGCGGTTGAAGTCCACCGTCACGTCGCGCGCAGCCAGAGACGCGCGGGCGAGGCCTTCGCGGTTCACGCCCTCCTTCTTCAGCGCCCGGGCAAACTCGCCGAGGCGCGTGGCGTCGTCGGATCCGTTGCTCAGCGCCTCCAGCAGATCGATGAATCGGGCCGGCATGTTCAGCCAGTGCTTCGCGCTGCCGAAGGCCGAGCGGTAGAGCTTGTGCATCTCGCGCTCGATCGGATCGTCCATCGAGCCCACCATGCCGGCGTGCGAGGCCTTGGAGTGCAGGTAGAGCTGGTAGGTCTCGTCCCGGCGCAGCAGGTGATAGAGCCCGACGGCGTTGTCCACGATCGGAAGGAAGCCATAGCGGGTTTGCATCCGCGCCGTGATCGTGTCGCGCATCACGTTGCCGGTCACAAAGTTGAGGTACAGCGTGAAGCCGCGGCGCATGATGCTCGCCGGCAGGGTCAGCACCCGGAGGATCAGGTTCTTGGAGTCGAGCGACGTCGTGCGCGCGGTGACCGCGTCGTAGAGCGCCGGATCGTGCAGCTGCCACACGTGGATCTTGCCGGCCACGCGCAGGGCGATCTCCAGGTCCCGCGGGTTGTGCGCGATCGGCCGGAAGATCGTGAACGTCTGCTGCAGGTCGATCTTCGGCGGGATCGTGCCGCCAGGTCCCGACGGCTCGAAGTCGAGCGGATCCGCGCCGGCGGCGATGAGGTACTTTTTGATCTCTTCGAGCTGGCCACTGGTCGGCGCGATCGGCCGGGTGATCTTGTCGGCGTAGGTGTAATCCTTCCCTTTGCGGATCAGCTCGAACGCCAGCAGCCCGGCGCGGTTGCCGTCCACCAGGTCCACCATCCGGCGGATGTTTCGGATCATCGCCCCGATCGGGCGCTCGATGCGTCGGCCGCTGCCGCGGATCTGATGCAGCGCCTTGCCCTTGTCCACAAGGCCCGCGGAGCTGCCGTGCTGTTCCATGTAGTCGAGCACTCGGCTCCAGCGCACGTAACGCTGGTTGAGCGCGATCACAGCGTCGATCTGCCCGGGGGCGAAGAAGCCGCTTTGCTCCATGTAGCTCTTGAGCACGGCATGATTCCAACGCCACACACCCTGCGCCGCGGCGCGGAACGCCGGCGACTCATACTTGGCGATCGTCGCCTTGGCCTGATCCCAGGAGACGCCGAGCGGGCCGGCTTCGGGATCGACGACGTGCTTCAACTCGCGCACGTGTTTGCCCGTCGTCGGATCCACCGTCGCGGCCTGTGTGTACAGCTCGTCGGCGCGCTGCGCAACCAGGTAGGCCTCGAAGTTGCGGATCTGCTTTGCCGAGCGGATCCCGTTCTCGCGCATCACCGGCTCGATGCCCTTGGCCACCGTCCGGCCGTCGCGATCGCGGACGCCGTACTTCACCCAGGAAAGCACCATGCCCGGATTGCCCGCGTTGAGCCGCGCCGCCACGTAGGCGTCGGCGTCGAACGTGTCGGGGAGCTGGCCGCCGCCGATGATGTCCTTGCGCATCCAGTCGAGCGGGGCAAAGTGATCGGCGATGTGGCGGTAGAGGTAGCTGTAAGCGCCCTCGTTGCCGCGCGGGCTGCGGATCGTCGGCCCGTCGTCGTCGAAGTTGATCTGACTCTCGAGCTTTTGGACGGGATCTTGCGCAAGGTACTGCGCGTACATTCCCTGCAGCTCTTTGATTGCCTGCCAAAGCTCCGGCTCTTTGAGCGTCTCGCCCTCGAACCAGGTGGAGTAACCCGGCGCCAGCGTCTGCGCCTGCACCGGGTCATACATGAAGATCCGGAACCACTCGGCCACACCTTCCTTGCGGACCTGCGCCTTGGTGTAGCTCTTGCGCGACGTGCGACGGCCGAGCGGCAGCAGCTCGGTGTCGAACGTCGCCGGCGGCTTGAGCCCGGTGATTCGATCGTCGATTGCGTGGCCCACTTCGTGCGCGAGCACCGCGATCTGATTGGCCACGTGCTGCCGGATCAGCTTGTTCCAGTAGTACCCCAGCGCGCGCCGCTTGGGGCCGGCGAGGCGGCGCTGTTTGCCGACGGCGACGGCCAGCTTGAGCTTGTTGATCACGAAGTCTGTGATCTGCTGGCGGCTCATCGTCTGCGGTTGATGCTTCGCGCTCAGCACCGCCGGCGGGATGTTGGGCGTCGTCGCGTGGAGCTGGAGCTGCGGAGGCAGCTGGTCGACGATCGACGTCGGCAGCTCCGCCGGCTGGCCGCCACCTTCCGGCGGCGTGAAGAGATTGCGCTGGCTGCTTTTGCCGAACAGCGCTTTGACGGTCTCGATCTTCCCGCGCGGGACGTACAACCCGCTCACCACGTTCTCGCCCTGCTGCATCGTGACGTAGTGATTGCGCAGCGCCTGGGATCCGCTCTTGCCGTAGATGGCGTCCTGAATCACCGGGAGAGGGACCGCGTCCTTGGGGCGCGTCAGCAGTTTGCCCTGCAGGATCCCGTAGGTTTCGCCCGTCGTGCTTTCGACGGTGTGGATCTGCAGCGGGTGGTTGGTGTCGAGTTCGATCGACTGGCGGATCATGCCGCGGTTGCGCCGCGCCACTTTGCCGCCGGTCTTTGCCGACTCGATCGCCTCCAGCTCCTGCCAGCGCGCGTGTGCCTTGTCGTAGATCTCGTTGCCGAGCTGGTGCGGCAGCATCATCAGATCATTCTGGAAGTCGCGCCAGCTCAGATCGTCCTCGTCGAGCTTGCCCTGGTGGAGAAGAAGATCCTGCTGCTGGCGCGGCAGTGCCCGCACGGTCTCGTTGATCGCGCGGTGCCACGTCGAGCTTTCCATGTCGAAGTCATTCAGCGCATCGCTCTCCGCGCCGGCGTCCTCTTGCCCTTTGCTGATGGCGCCCAGGCTCTTCATGCGCGCGGCGATCGTCGCCTGAAACTTGCGCTCCCCGGCGATCGGCGTGAAGATGGTCAGCGCGGCCGGGCTGGTCACCTGGTTGGCGCGGTCGACGCGGCCGAGGGACTGCTTAAACTCCTTGCTGTCCCAATCCAGATCGAGCACCACCATGAACCGCCGGCCACTGCCCAGATCCTGCAGGTTGATCCCGGTCGTGCCCGCGGGGCTGATCACCGCCACCTTGCGCTTGCCGGATTGAAACTCTGCATTCTGCTCGATGCGCGCCTTGGGCGACGTCGCGCCGACGATCGCCGCCACGTTCTTCTCCCCGAACGCGTCGAGGATCTTCTGCAGGGGAGAGGGGCTCTTGTCGCGCCCGGTCGCTGCGAGCTGCTGGCGGATGGCTTTGAGGGCCGCGATCGCGTCGGGCTGATCTTCCCACTTCTGGATCTCACCTTTGGCGTCCTTCACCGCGCGCTGGGTGGGGATCGCGTCGAGCACGGCGCCGAGGTTGCCGCCCTGGCCGGTCAGATGCGTGTCACTGACGCCGAGGATCTTGAACACCACCTGCTCGCCGCGCGCGAGGGCCGCCTGCGCTTCGGCGATCGCCGCCGGCAGCCGGTACTCCACCAGCAGCCGCTTGATGAAGAAGATCGCCTGGCCATCCGGCCGCGGCGGGCTCCACAGCTGGCCCTTTTTCTTGGGGTGTGGCCACTTCGAATTGTTCACCAGCTTCCGCGCCGACGCGTACAGGCGGATCGCGTGGTTGAGGTTCTCGGCCATGACGTCGTAGAGCGCCAGCTGCTCGGGCGTGACGGCCGCCTCGCGCATGTTGAATTCGAACCCACCGCGCCAGAAGTCGAGCGAGTGGTACGCGTTGTCCATTTTCAGCTCGCGCATGAGCTGCTCGATGATCGGCGTGGCGATCGACTCGCGCCAGCTCCCCGCCTTGCTGATGCCGGTGGCGTTCTGCAGCCAGCCGTCGAAGGTCGACGTGCTGAGCTTCTCGGCCATCTTCGGCGGATCCCACAGGCGCAGCCCGTACATGAACTTCAGCGCGGCGATGTCCGACGCCGGCGTGGCCGTCATGTAGACGAAGTGGCGCTGGCCGCTCGGCAGCAGTGCTTCATGCAGCAGCTCCAGGGCATTGGCGCGCTGGGTGTCGCCTTCGAGGTTCGAAAGCAGGTGCGCTTCGTCGACGATCACCAGGTCCGGGCGCCAGTCGGTGAAGGGCTTGAGGTACTTCACCAGGTTGAAGCTGTCGCCGAGCATCACCGTGGGCGCGTTTCGCGTCTGGTACTGCGTGAGGCCCGCCGGCTCCATGCCCGACGCGTTGACGATGCTCAGGCCCTGCGCGGCCAGCGGATCGAACGTCGCGCGCTGCTCGACGGTGAACGTGTTGATCAGGTCGGCGATGTTCTGACGGTTCTTGGTGAGAACAAGAATCTTGCGCTTGCCGGAGAGGCCGGCGAGGCTGCGGTAGATCTGGTCGGCGATCGTCGCGCCGATGACGCGCGACTTGCCCACGCCGACGTCGTCGGCGATCAGCGCGCCGGCGTTGGCGACGTGGATCCGGTACCCGATCGCGGCCGCTTGATCGCGCTGGGGGTCGGAGACGTCGGCGGCGGCGCGGGGGTCGAGCTCGTAGCCGGCGAGGTCCCCGGCGCGGACGCCGGCGAGGGCTTTTGATTCGACGAGAAGTCGGGGGTGATGATGTCCCCGCCGCCACGGAGGAAGCGGAACATAAGGGCTAACCCGGTCGCTGCGGAGTGCGTCGAGATAATGCGCGGACTGTCCTGGTCCGAGCCACTCAGGTAACCCATCGCGTCGTCCAGGCTCGTCAGGAAGGCCTGCTCCCGATCCTTCACTTCCGGGAACCACGCCGGCGTTACCTGATCCTGGTCGAACGTCAGAACCTCCGACCAGCTCTCCCCCAGGTGCGGAGCCGTCCCCGGCCCCTCCTGTTGGAGTCGCTCCAGCACGTCCTTGAGCCGCGCTTGCCTTCCGAAGTCGATCACTGGCCGCCTCTCGTTTGAACGGGGGAAGCTCGCCGATGGCGCTCTTCACGTCCTCATCGGCTGCCAGGTCGCTCCACAGCTTCGACAGCAGATCGGTGAAGCCGCTGTCCTCGACCGTGTAGCCCAGGTCCTTGAGGATCCCGCTCAGATCCGAGCGTACCCCTTCGGCCCACCGGCGCAACATCTTGTCGCCGGCTTCGGCCTGTTGTTCAAGGTGAAAAGTGGCAATCCGGGCAAGACGTTCCGCCACCGCGGGATCTTTGAGCAGCTCGGCGGGGTTGATCGATTGATCGCCGCCGGCGGTGGCCATGAACGTCGGGCCCTGGCCTGTGATCCGCCGCGGCATGTGCAGCGCGCCGCGCAGTGTCTGACTCATCAGCTCGGGATAGCTGAGCATGTCGCGCAGCTCGTCGAGGGTGGAGAAGTACTTCTCGGGCCCGCCGCCGAAGAGACCGCCGCCCGCGCGCTCGAGCTTGCCGGCCGTCACGGGCTTGCCTGCTCGATCGGTGGGGACGTCGTTCTCGAACGCCGCGGCCCATGCTTTCGCCGGCGTCACTTGTGAATCGGTCGCGAAGGCAAAGGTGGTCTCGCCGGGCCGGAAGTTGCGCGCGTGATCCATGTAGGCGCGGATCCGCTCGCGCCAGCCCACGCTGTTGTCGTTGACCAGGCGGCGCAGCAGCAGCCGCGCGCGCTTCATGTCCGACTCGGTGATCCGATCGGCCACCATCAGCTTCTGACCGTCGGCCGCCTCGCCCTTGAGCCAGGCATCCAGCGGGGCCTGCGCCGCGCGCCAGCGGAGGAAGCCGTACAGCGCCTGCTGCAGATCTGCGGTGAAGTCCCATTCGCGCCCGAGCGTCTTGGGGTAAACGATGCCGAAGAGGTTGCCGGTGATCTTGTTGGCCGTCGCCGCCGGCAGGTTGTCGAACACGCCGACGTCGGGAATCGCCACCGCCTGCAGGATGCGCTCAATGAGGCGCTTGCCGTCCTCGCTGAGCATCCCGGTCTCGGGGTGCTCGAAGCGCGCGTACTCCTGTTTGGTGAGAACCTCGCTCTTGATCAGCCAGCTCTTGAGTTCGGCCACTTTCGCCGGTGTGCTCATCACTTCGCGGATCGATTCATCGTCGCCGAGCACCGACTGCAGGCGCTCCAGCGTGCCCGGGCTGTCGAGCAGGATCCGCGCGCGGCTGGCGGCGTCCATCGCGCCGCTCATCTCCTGCGTGCGTCCCTTCTGCAGCACCCGCACCAGCACGCGCATTCGCGCGGGGTCGTTGGTCTCTTCCTGGATCACGCGCACGAGAACCGGATCCTCGACGCCGGCGGCGTCCTCTTTGCGGATCCCGAATCGCTCGGCCGAGCCGATCACCAGGCTGCGGAAGTTGGTCGCGCGCGTGCTCTTGCCGTCGCCGCGCATCACACCGCCCATGCCGTACACGCGCTGGATGACCATCGCGCGCGAGTTGCCGCCCATGACGCGGCCGTTGGGCAGGATCATGGGCGGGCCGTTCACCGGGTCGGGGTTGTCGGTCAGCAGCCACACCGGGTTGAAGTCGAGATCGTTCTGCTGGACCTTGGCCTTCTCATCCTTCGAGTGCTGGTAATCGCGCTCCTGGACGTTGGGCGGGTACTTCTCGCTCGGCTTGAAGGTGTGCGCGTCGTGCGAGGGGATCAGATCCTTCGCCGACACGATCGCGTAGGCCGACGGCACCGGGTCGGTGGCGGTCTCGATCGGCTGCGCGCGGCCCACCAGCTGCTTGATCGCGGGGAGCTGCTCGACGGGCTCGATGCCCAGCGCCTTGCGCGCTTTGGCCTCCAGCTCGGGCGTGAGTTTGATGAAGCGGCCGGCGCGGCTGACTTTGATCTTGCCGTCGGCGCGGTGGGTGAACTGATACGGGCCCTGATTGACGATCTTGGATGCGCCCGGCTCGGTGATCGCCGGCGGGATCCACGTGGGCGTGCCTGTCGGGTTTCCCCCAGGTGGGAGATCGCCGGCGGTGGCCCTCACGCCAGCCGCCGGCTTCTCGTCGTTTAGTAGCCGCCCTTGCCCTTGCCGCTCTTCTTCGAGCCGCCCTTCTTCGCCGGCGGTCGAGCCGAGTTGCGCTTCGTCGTTGCCTTCGACTTCGCGCCCATCATCTTGGACTTGTTGGTTGCTGCCATGGTTGGTGCCTCCTTTCTCGGCGGGCAGTGTATCACCCGCGCGGGCCGGCTCCAGTCGCTCGACGGTTTCTTTTGCGCGCGCCGCCAGCTCGCCGGTTTTCACCGCTTCACCCTTGAGCTGATGAAGGAGATCTTTGTTGCCGGCCAATCCACTCTCGAGATCGGCAGCGACGGGCGCCTTCTCCGGCAGCCGGTTCTGCAGCTGACCCTTGAGCTGGTCGTAGTGCTTCAGCGCCTCTTTGAGCGGGAGGCGCGTGCCGTCCGGGAACACCACGGCCTCGACGTCGTCGGGGTGGACGTAGCTCTTCCCCTCGCTGGTGACTGCGATGTGGTTGACGAGCCCCTTCGCCGGCGTGCCCCGGTTGGTACCAGGCTTGAGCACAACCGCCACGGGGAGTTCAGAGGATCGTCCCACGGCGTAGGTGATGGCTGTAGAGGGGGTGTCGGAACCGAACCCGCCCGCTGGCACAAGCTCAGCGTCAATATCGCCAGAAAGGCGAGAAGGATGAATCCCGTCGCGCGCGATGAGCTGCAGATTTCGGGCGTCCGTGCCATGGATCACTTCTCCGGGTTTGACCGCGCGCATCAGGCCGGCCTTCTGCTCGGCGCGGTTCTTGATCATCGACGTGGGGGCCACGCCGGTCGGCTTCTTCACTTCCGTCTTGGTCGATCGCGCCGGCTCGGGCGCGCCGATCGCTTCGATGACGGGGACCTGTTTGAATCCGGCGTTTTGCGCCGCGGCGAGCTGATCCGCGCCGTCGAGCACCTGCCACCCGCCGTTGGCCAGCTTGCGAACGACGATCGGGGGGACCGCGTCCGATTGGTTCTCGGGGCCCGGTGCGAATTTGCGCATCCAGTGCTTGATGCCGTCGGGCGTGGGGCTGCCGGTGTCGAGGATCTGGTTGGTGGCGATCTGCGTCGTCTTGCCGAACTTCACCGACGGATCCAGCTGCAGCCGGCTCTGCGCGCGGCTCTTCGCCGCCGTCATCGATGAGAGCTTCGGTTTCCAATCGGGCTGTCCCAGGTCGGCCGGCGGCGCCGGCAGCTTCCGGCCGCCGATCCCCTGTTCAGGTGAGGGCTCGATCCGCCGCGCCACTTCGGCGTCGGCCATGTCGGCCAGTGCCTTCGCGCGCTGCAGGAGCCCGGTGGTTTTGTCGCGCTCGCCGAGCAGCTCATCCATCAAGGCGCGGTTCTTGCCGTCGCCGGCGATCGCGTCGAGGGCCGGCTTGGTGAAGGAGCGCGTGCCGTCGGGTCCTTTGGGCGCGTACTGATCGAGCAGATTGCGCGCGCGAGCGATCGACGCTTCGCGCGGGCTCAGCAGATCCGTGTTGGCCGGCTTGGGCTTGAGTTCGGGCGGGGTCTCGAACGTCGCCTGCTTTAAGAGTGCGTCGATCGCGGCCTGGTCGGTATCGACGCCACCTGCAGGGCCGGCGGCGGCGGTGCCTGTTGCCGCCGTCGGTGCTCCTGCAGGCTGCTTCGCCGACTGGTCAACGCTCGCGCGTTTGAATTTCGAAAGCAGGTCCGCCGTGCTGGCCAGATCCTTCAACGTGACTTTGTTGGCATCCATCGCCTGCCAGAAGTCTTTCCCGTTGCTGTAGTCATTGCGCGCTTTGGCCACGCGAAGGGCAGACTCCTTCTGCTCGGTGCTCAGCTCGATCCCGACGTCGCCGAAGGGCTTGGTGAAGTCGGATCCCACGGCGTTGCGCAGCTGGCGGTTGACCCACAGATCGCGCACGCCGCGCAACAGCAGGGTTGGGGTGTGCTCCAGGACCGGGTTGAGCATCATCCCCATCGCCGCCGTCATCCGGCTGTCCTGGCGGCTCATGTCCAGCGACTGCAGCGCGGCCAGCGGGTGACCGTCGATCAGGTGATTGACCGCCGTGAACACAGGCATCTCCGCGCCGCCGGCGAGAGAGCTTGCAGCGAGCTTGGAGAGGATCCCCGCGTTGTTGAACGCCGTCGGTGCGACCGCGCGGCCGGCCGCCTGAACCGCGCCGCCGATCGACTCTTCGCCGGCGACGGCCGCCACGGCGTTTCGAATCGGTTGGCCGATCGCGGGCCCCAGCGCTTTGCCGAGGAACCATGCCGGCGAGCCGGGCGTCATGTAGCCGAGCGTGCTGGCCAGCATCGAGTAGATCGGATGCTGTGTCTGGTACCCGGCGCGGAAGGCGTCGTACTTCTCTTTGTTGTCCGCGCCGCCGAGGCGGGCGATCTGCGCGGGGAGCCCCAGATCTGCAGCGTTCACCCATTCGTTGAACGCCGCCCACAGAGGATGCCGCGCCGCGGCCGCCGCGCCGGCGTTGCCGACTTCGACCTGGTGAGCGGCCTGCACGATCGCCTGATCGTTTCCCGCCTGGCCGGTGTCATCGTCTTGAAGGGGGCCGGACGTCTGGCGGCGCTGGATCCGCTGCGCCGCCGAGCTGGCCAGCGCGGGAAGCATCGCCTTGGCGATCGCGTCCCGATACAGATCCGGGTTGCGCTTCACCAGCTCCAGAATCGTGCCGTCGGACTGATCCTTGAGCCCCGGGCCGAAGTTGGGGTCGGTCTTCAGCGCCTGCACGACGAGCTGCTGGCCCTGGTGCTCCAAAACCTGCGTGTCGAACTTGCTGAGCTGATCATCCGACAGATCCTTCGCCGCGGGATACTTCGCGCGCAGGGCCTGAACGCTGGCGCTCTTCTCGGCCTGCTCGCGCTGCTCGATCGTGCCTTTGAGCACTTCGGGCATCGGCTGGCCGTCGGGGATGAGCGCGCGGGCTTCGTCGATCATCGATTGATCGTGAAGGAGCGGCCGATCGGTGTTGTGGAACGCCGCCTGCTGCAGCTGGTCGATCGGCACCGCGTTGCCGGCGGCGTCGGTGTGATCGCCGGCGAAGTCGAACACCTGCAGATCCGGGGGCAGGGGCTGATTCGGATACTTCACCATGAACGCGCGGCGCAGCTTCTGCCACGTGTCGTAATCGAGTGACTGAGGGACCGCGCCGTTGATCGCGCCGCGGACGTCGCCGCCGACGGTCGTTCGCGGCTGCATCGCCTGCTGCAGATCCGCCGCGGCCGCGTTCACCCGGGTGTTGTCGAGTTCTGGTACCTGGAGCTGGCTGAGGCGCTTGAGGTACGGCGCGAGGTTGTCGCCGGCGTCCATCGCCGTGTGCAGTTTGAGCGTGGCTTCGGCGACGTCGAACGGATCGCCGCCCTTTTGCATCGTCACGCCACTGGAGTCGCCGACGATCTGCGTCTGGCGCATGTCCATGCTCGGCGCGGGCGGCTGCGCGTCCGGCAGCTCGGCAACCGCCGTCGAGCCGGTGAAGTTGTTGGTCACCGTGTCGCCGGCGGGGAGTTGTGTCGTTCCCTCCGGCTGCGCGCGCATCGTCTGCGCGGTCGATTGGCTCAGCTGCTGCTCGGCGAGGTCAAAAGCATCCATGCGCTTGTCCTGTGGGCGTTCATCCGGTTGGTTGCGTCGTCGGGTTGGCGGCCGTCACGACGGGGGCACGTTCGCCGCGCTGCGCCGCGGCGCGGGCCTTGGCTGCAGATCCGTACTTCTTCACCAGGTAGAGCACGTCGGCCTGACCGACGGGCGGCACGTTCGTGATCGACGTCGAGCCGGCGGCGCTCCCGCCGGCGGCCGCGGCGGGCGCCGGCGCGGAGCTGGTGTCTGAGCCGCCGCTGACCAGGTCGAGCATTTGCTGGTTGAGATCGTCGAGCTGGCCCTGCAGCGCCTTCTGCCCCGCGTCATCGCCCAGGAGCATCGGGCTGGCGAGGCGCTTCTGCAGGTTGGAGATCTGATCGTGGAGGATCTTCGCCTTGCCGCGGGTCTCGGCCTGCTGCTGCGAGACCGTCATGCGCTTGTTGTCCATGTCGAGCCGCGCCTGCTCGTAGGGCGTGAGCTGGTTGTCGGTCGTGTGGCTGGCGGCGCGGAGCGCGAGCTGCTCGTTGACCGTCTGATCTTCAAAGGGGTTCTTGCCGCCGACGATCTGCGCGCGGTACCGGATGGCTTCTTCGGGGCGCAGCGCTCCCTGCTGCTCCATCTGCTGCACGTACCCCATGAGCTGCTGCTGCTGCGGATTGAGATAACCGCCGCCGGCGAGCACGGCCGAGGATCCGCCGCGGCCGCCGCCCATCGGTGGCGATTCACCCGCGGGGTGATAGATCGTTGCGCCGGGACCGCCGCCCTGACCGCCGACGAGAGCGCCGTTGGTGTCGATCATCGCCGGCGTCGACGCCTGAGGCGCGAGCTGCTCGGTGTAGCCGCCGCCGACTTGGCCGCCGGCGTAACCCTGCACCTGGTCATTGAGCTGCTGGCTGTGCTGGTCGGCCGCGGCCATGCGCGTGTTGAGGCCCTGCTGCGCCAGCTGCTGAGCCTCCAGCGACTGCTGCATCTGATCGCGGTTGGTGGCGTATCTCGACGCCTGGCTGCCGAGCGTGGCGACCAGCGCCGGATCGTCGTATCGAAGAACAACGGGCATGGATCACTACACCTTTCGCGCCGAGCTGCCGATCGTCGTCTGACCCAGGGGGATCAGCGGCGAGCCGCCAGTGCGTGGCGCGCTGAAGAGGTTGGCGTACATCGAGAGATCCGGGCCTTGCTCCTGCACGTTGTTGAGCACGCCCATTTGCAGATTGGCCTTGTCACCTTGGATCTGCTGACCGCGCTGGAAGGCGGCCGTCTGCGCGTTGGTCTGCATCGCGTTCTGCGCCGAGCTGTTGAACAGCCCGCGGCTGATGAGGCTGGCGTTGCCCTGCCCGAGCTGCTGGCGGTAGAGGTTGTTGCTCTGCGTCGTCTGCGCCGCGCCGAATTGCTTGGCCAGGCCCATCATCTTGTCGAAGCGAGCCTGCGCGTCGGTGTTCGCTTTGTTGAACTGGTTGACCAGGCCCTGCGCGAGCGCGCTGTCACCGTTCTGGCCGCTGCCACCCATGAGCCCGCCGCCGCCGCCGTAGAGCGAAGCGGATCCGCCGCCGCCGTTGGGCGTGACGCTGAGCACGCGCGGCTGCAGGAGCGAATCGTTCAAATCCATCATGCCCATCGGAAACTCCCGTCAGTTGAGAACCTCATAGGTGATCAGCTCGGGCCGGAGCGTGTTGCTGGCGCTGGAGGCTGACCACTGGTAGGTTGGTTTGATCGTGGTGCTCGCCGTGACGTCGACGGAGGTACCGCTCGTGGCGCTGACCGAGGCCGAAGCGCCGCCGAGGTCGAGCCGGCCGTGACAGCGCACGCTGGCGGTGGATCCGCCGGTGCTGCAGACGACGACGGCTTCGAAGATCCCGTAAAGGTTGCTTGCGTTGTTCAGGGCCGTGGACGTGCAGGTGAGGACGATGTCATTCCCTGCCCCGACGACGCGGATGCGCGCGGTGATGGTCGGTGTGCCGGTGCAGCTGTAGCGAAACACCTGGCGGATCCGGATCACGCGGTTGGTCTTGAGGAAGTTGCCGGCGACGGTCAGGCGCTTGGTGGAGTCGACGTCGTTCTCCGCGGCTGAGCTGACAATCGATGTGCCGTTGCCGGGGTCGAGCAGCAGCACCCCGACCTCGCTGTAGATCTGCCCCGCCAGCTGCGTTTTGACCTGCTTGTCGGCGGTGTCGTACCAAACCGCGCCGTCGTTGCCGGTGCCGGCCGTCGCGCCGTTCAGCTCCTGCAGAAAGATCCCGGTGGCGTCCAAACCAATGCCGGCGTGGCGCTGCACGGCGAGCCCGCCGGTGCGCGCGAGGGAGTTGTCCGCGATCTTCACGCGGATGCCTGTGGAATCCTCCAGGCCCGGATCGGTGGCGACCGTGAGCTTCGCGAACGTGACGGCGCCATCGGCCAGATCGATCGTGTTGACCGAGCCGTCCTTGACGTCCTGAGTTGTGATGCGTGTCACGCCCAACGGGCGCGCTTCCTACAGCCCCGGAAGCCTGTCGCCGGCGGGAACCGGCTGTGTCATCACTTGCGATAATCGACGAGCAGAATATCTCCGGTTTGAGGCAAATTGCCAGCGAGGAAGGTGATGGTCCCGCTGGCGATCGTGTAATCGTTGCCCGCGCCGGCGCGCTGGCGGATCCCGTTCTTGTACAGCTTCACGCTGCCGGCAACCGGCGTGTTCGCCAGCGTGAAGGTGTCGTTGATCCCATTGACCGAGCCCGTCGGGGTTTCGCTCTCGATGATGTTGGCGGCGGTCAGGCCGTCGGCCCACTTCATGCCGCCGGCACTGGCGCTGTCGGCGACCAGGAGCTGGCCGTCGGTGCCCGCGGCGAGGCGGATCGGCTCCGTCGAGAAGGTGATCAGATCGCCCTTCGTCGTCAGGATCCCGAGCTTGTCCTTCGTGACGCAGTCGTCGGCGAGATCCGCCGTCGCCACTTCCGCATCGCCGATGTCCTGGCTCCTGATGTTCGTCTTGCCCACAGGGGATCTCTCTCACAGCTCCACACTGACGCCCGCCGGGAAGCGGGTTATTGGTCGATTCGGTACCACGCGATGATTCGATCGCCGGTCTGAGGCACGTTGTCATCTGCGAACGTGATCGCGGCGCCGCTCAAGGTGTAATCGGCTGATGCGTCCGCGGTCTGCAGCAAGCCATTTTTGAACAACTGCAGCGACTGCCCCGCCGGCGCGTGCGCGAGCGTGAAGGCCTTGTTGGCGCTGTCCACCGTGCCGATCGGGATCTCGGCGTCGATGTGCAGATGCGCCAGCCCGGTGCGCGCGAGCCGCCCGATCGCGCGGCGCGTGCGGGCCTCTCTGCTGGCGTTGCGATCGACGGGCATGTCATCTCACAATTCCGGCCGGCGAGCCCAGCGCCACGATGTTCTCGATCGCCCACGTCGCGCCGGATCCGTTGTTGGCCAGGTACAGGTAGAAGCTGTTGGCGCGGAAGCGCGAGAAGGATCGCTGGCGGCCGCCGGCGGTGTACGTGCCGAGCAGCTCCTGTGTGGCGCTGGCCGCGGCTTCGGGATCCGCGCCGCGCATGACGAAGATCTGCAGGCCGGTGGTGCCGACGGCCGGGATCACTTCAAACTGCTGCAGCATGAACTCATCGAAGTCCCCCTGGGGCTGAACCGGGCCGATCATGCAGAAGCTGCTGATGCCGTCGCCGTCGTCGTCGAGTGCTGCCAGATCCAGCTTGCGCAGGTAGCCGTCGCGGCTGCCGAGGATGAGCACGCGATCGGTGGGCCCATCTCCGTCGAACACAACCGAAGCCGTCGGGCCGTGCGCGTCGGGAAAGCGCTGGCGCCAGAAGCCGTCGGTGCGCGCGTCGTAGACCAGGTGGGTGCTCTGGCCGGTGCTGTTCTTGGTGATGAAGATCCACACCTGATGCCTGTCGCGCTCGTACTGCAGCGTGATCGTGAAGCGGCTGCGGTCGATCGACGCAAAGAACTCGTTGAAGCGGCTGGCGCTGATCGGCACTGGCGCGGATCCGCCGCCGGCCATCTTGAAGAGCCCGCCGGTCCCCACGAAGTAGAGGATCCCGCTCGGGTCGAAGCACCACGCCTGATTGCTGAGCATCCCGATCTCTTCGCTGAGGGTGACCAGCTGGCCATCGCTCGCAGCGGGATCTCCCTGCAGGGCATAGAGCGAGTGATCGCAACCAATGACCAGCACGTCATCCTGGAACGGGACCAAGGCGACGATCGGCTGGCCGATGCGGCCGGCCTCGCTGGCGTTCAGCTCGACGGCGCTGGTGGCGTCGTCCTGGCCGTAGAGCCAGTCGGTCGGATCCAGCGCGCGCGAGAGAAATGCGTTTTGCGGGTTGTCGTCTGGCGCGGCGAGCACCAACCGCCCGCGCCACGTGCAGGCGAGCCGGCAGCCGGCGGGGACCTCGCCCTTGCCGACGGCCGCGGTCAGGTTCGCGATCGTGCCGGCGCGCACGTCGATCTTCTTCGTCTCGACGCCGTTCACCAGGTAGACGTCGCCATTGACGTCCGTGAGGCTCGGGCGGTTGGTCGTATTGAGGCCAGTGGTCAGCTGAGCCATCGCCGCCGGCGTTCCGGTCCACACTTCGCCGCCGCCGGTGGCGATCAATCGCACGTCGCGCGCGACGACGTCGGTGGCCGCGGTCACCAGCTCGAACTGTTTCACGTCGAAGTTGGTGTAGCTGCCAGCCGCGGGATAGCTCGCGCCGAAGGCAACGCGCGTGTTGCCGGCGTCGTGCGTGCTGGTGTGGGTGAGGTAGGAAACCCCGTTGATCTTGCAGGCGAAGTCGTTGCCCGTGACGACGAGCTCCAGGAGCTGATCGTCGGCGTCGGGATCAAACCAGGAATCGTCGGTGTTGTCGAAGCTGGCCACTTCCGTCGAGCCCTCGAAGAGCTTCACCACGGAGTTGCCGGCGATCTGCATCGTCACGCCGGCGCCGGCGGTGAAGGCGCTGTCGAGCCGGACGCTGATGTTGAACGTGCCGAAGTGAAGCGCCGCCACGCGGGCGCTGAGGGTGTAGTCGCTGCCGAGCGCCGTTCCGGTTTTGCGCCGCACCGCCCAGGGGGTCCGGCCATCGTGCAGGGCGTTCGCGCCTGAGCCGTCGGAATCCGAGAGCCCGGCGCTGCCGTCGTTGGCCTCCACCGACCAATAGAACGTGCCGGCCACGTTGTAGTTTTCGTAGCGGATCCACACGTTGCCGTCGGCCGTCGCGCTGTAGAGCGCGTCGAAGTAGAGATCTGCCGCGCCGGCGCTCTTCTTCGCCTCCCACGTCGCGCTCGCCAGCGCGTTGACGCTGTCCACGTTGACGTCGTCTTCGGGATCCGGCGCGTCGGCGTAGGTGCTCCACAGCTCGTTGAAGATGGTGGATCCGCCGGCGGCCGCCTGGCCGAGTGTCACCTGCAGGAGCCCGTCGATCGCCGAGCCGCTGGCGAGCTGCGTGGCCAGCAGCTTCGAAATCCCCGGGCGCTGTCCGCCGCGGGCTCGCTTCTGCACGACGTCGTAGGGCAAACAGTTGAGCTGAGCGCGCGACGTGCCCTTGCGCTGGCCGCCTGCCGCGAAGTTCTCGTCGTAACCCTTGAGCGGAAAATCGAACCCAACCCGCTTCGCGCCGGGGCCTGCGTTGGGCATTACGAATCTCCCGGCATGAGGACGGCGGTGTGAGGCGCGATGCGCAACACGTCGCTGTCCATGTCATCCACCTGGCTCCTGAGCGTGCCGACGTCGGAGCCGCCGGCGGCGGTGTCGGCCGCCTTGTAGTCGATCAGCATCGAGTTGAAGAGCTGCCAGTCATGCCCGGCCTGCTGGATGGTGTCGCTGACCGCGATCGCGCGCACGAGTCGGCGCAGCAGCTCGAAGTATCCGTAGGGGATGTTGGGGACGTCGGTGTCGCCGCTGAGCGTCGGGATCAGCTTGCGGTACGTGAGGTACAGCGCGTCGGCGAGGTCCGCGGTCGGCAGGGGCGCGATCTCGAGCACGCGCTTGCCCGGGGCCGTCACGGCGGTTTGGCTCTTCTGGCCGAGGAAGTAGACCAGGGAGAAGTTGCTGGTGATGCCGAACACCCGCACCCGGTTGATCGTGGCCGGATCCGCCTTCCGCACGGCCGTATCGCGCGCGACGGTCGAACCCACCAAATCGATCAGATCGCCGAAGTCATCCGGCAGATCCACCTGGCCGACGGCATTGGTCAGGCTGAGCGTGGTGATCGTGACGCGCCAGCTCCAGTCGAAGATCGTGCACAGGTACTCCAGCGCCGCGTTGACGACGCGGGCCGAACTGGTGCGCGCGTCGGGCACGCCACCAATGGCGTGCTCGGCTTCGCTTTTGAGTTGCGCAAACGTGAGAGAGTACAGGGCCATCGGGCCGCTCCTTCAAAGAGGGGAGAGCCGCCGGCGGACAGAACGAACGCCGGCGGGCATCTCCCGCTTCGCTGATGGATCAGCACGGCGCTTAGCTGACTGCGCCGTTGATGACCTTGTTGAACGAAATCCCGTCGAAGAGCACCCAGATCAGGACGGCCGAGTCGGCCGCCTGAGCCTCGAGCGCCACGCCCACGCCGATGTCCACGCTGCCGACGGCCGCGGAGGCCTTCGAGAGCGACGTGCTGGCGTTGCTGGCCTTGAGGCGGTTGATCTTGGCGACGTCGGTGGTGCCATCGACGAGCACCTTCACCGGGCCGCTGATGACCGCTTCGCCGATCTCGCCGGCTTTGATGATCTTGGGGGTGACCACCAGGATGCCGCCGAGGTTGGCCGTGAGAACGCCGACGAGGTTCTGCTGCGCGGCGCGGATCGGATCCGCCGCGCCGCTGGTGTCGCTGTCCGCGGCGCCGAGGTCGAGGGCGTAAACGCCGCCGGCGACGGTATCGGTGCCACTGACGTTCTTGACGAACACCTTCTCAACTTCGAAGGAGTCGCCGCCAAACTGAATCGTTTTGCTGTGCATGATCGATCGATCACTTCCACAGCCCCAGGTTGTGCTTTCATCTCGTGCGCTGATTGCCGGCGGGAGCCAGCTGCACAGCGCACCCTACGAATCATCGGCCACTGAGCTGAGCGAACCCGAGACAGCGCGCCGGCGGCTAAGGAGGGCGGAAACCGCCGGCGGCTGCTCAGGCTTCACGGAGGCTTAAGTGGTGAAGATCTTGCCCTGACGGCGGCGCGAGCGGCACATCAGGTTGTAGTAGGTGTTCTTGTACACCGCCCAGGAGAAGGGCTGATTCACGCTGCCGCGCATCGGGCCCACTTCTTCCATGAACGTGTCGCCGTGGTACACCGGGAACAGGTAATCCAGGTGGACCCAGAAGAACGGCGGCTGGCCGTCGGTCTCGGTCTCGTCGAGGATCTCCAGGTCCAGGATGTCGATGTTGTTGAAGGCAGCGTCATCCGTGCCCCAACCCGCATCGTTGCGACCCTTGCCCGGCGCGCGCAGGCGGTCGTTGCTCGCGCGGTTCAGCGCGAGGTAACCGTTCACGCCCTGCTGGTTGGTCAGGATCTTGACCTTGTCAAAATCCGTGCCCGGCGAGCCGACGCCGTTGTTGAAGCCGGCGATGCGCTTCCAGCGCAGCTTGCGCCACATGCGATCGAACGCGGTGTACAGCGTGTCCGCCGTATCCCCGCCGCCGGTGGCGGTCGACCAGTCGAAGGTCTCGAACTGGTTGCGCCAGCGCGTTTCGGTCGTCGGGTTCACGCCCTGGATGGTCGTGAAGCCGGCGGGCGCGAGCCCGTCGTTGGTGAGGAAGCACTTGATGCTGTACGGCACCAGGCCGCCATCGGCTTCCATGTCGTTCGTGTCCGGCGTCGAGAAGAGGGCCTCTTCCATCGAGTCCCAGATGTCGAGCTGGCACGCTTGCTCCCAGCTCGTCTTGAGCCGCGTGTAGACGTCGGCCGGGTTGCCGCCGGCGGCCATCTGCAGGCGGACCTGTTCGTTGGTCCAGCCGTAGTTGCCCTGGTGGAAACGCCACGGGCAGGAGATCTGCGTGAGCGTGTCGACGCCCTTGGGCTGGAGGTTCTGGTTGGGCCGATAGAAGCCGGCGTTTGCCATCTTCTTCAGCTGGATCTGATCGATGATCTTCGAACCGGTCTGAACGACTTCATCGTTGCCGCGGCCCTTGAGCATGAGCGCGAGCAGGTAGCTGCGACGCGCGCATTCGTTCAGGATCTCGGTCGTCGGAGTGATCTTGTGGGCCTTGGTGGCGAGCACAAAATCGGCAAAATCGGGGAGTGCTGTCCCGTCGAGAGACATGGTGACCTCGCTGTTTGTTAGCGACCGTCAACCGCCCTTCGGGCCTCATCGGGTTTCACACCGTGCGCGAGCTGATCGTAGATCGCGTGCGCGCGTTCCTTGGGGGTGAGCGTCCGAGGCTCGGCACGGTTGCCGGTCCCACGCATCGCGCTCCCCTGCAGTGATCGATTCCGACTGGCCAAAAGAGACGCCTGAGCGGTCTGATGGATGTTGGTTTTGAACAGACTCGCCGCGGCGTCCTGGACAGCTTCCCCGAAGGTGTAGCCGGCCGGGTTCCCGCCCGCGGCACGATGCAGCAGCAGCGCTTTCTCCTTCAACTTGTCGCGCAGCTGCACGCCCTTTTCAGGATCGTTCAGCGCCTCCAGCCCCGGCTGTTCGGCCAGGCTGTCGACGGCGTTGTTGAAGTGCCCGTTGACGTGCTCTTCCATGAGGAAGTTCAGCGCGCCGACGAGCTGATTGCGCTCCTGCTGGTTGTGCTGCACCACACGGCCAACCGTGCGCTGCAGCGTCTGCGCAAGCTCATCTCCACCGAGCGTCTGCAGGGTTTCGAGGTCTTTGGGATCGATGAACTGATTGACGTCCTGTGCCGCGGGCTCGCCGGCCGCCGGCGCTTGTTGGCGCTGTTGGCCTGCTGGCTGTCGCTGCTGCTGCTGTTTGCCGTCGCCGGCCACCAGCTCGTCGCTCTCATCGGTCCCGCCGGTTCCCGCGTCCTCAGATTCGGGGGCGGTCTGCGTTGCGCCGGGGGTCTGCTTCCCTGCTTTCCCCTGGCGCTGCTGCTGCTGAAATTCACGATCAGCTGCAGCCTGGCTCTCCCGGAGGTTCTTGAGGATCTTCACCTGGTTTGAAGGTGGGATCGCTCGCCACGTATCCGGATCGAGCTGTGCGCGCTTCAGCACGTTCAGATCCTTCGAGGTCATCCCTTCCGGCCACTCGACGGTGTCGGTGGTTTCGGCAGGAGCTGCCTCGTCGGTTTTCGTCGTCGGCTGCTGCGCGCTCGAGGTTTTGGACGGATCCGACTTGCTCGCCGCGGCGGGCTTTTTCGTGTACACAGCGCGGTTGACGTCGTCGGGCTTCTCGCCCTTCGCCAGTCGATCGAACGCTTCCCGATGCTGCTCTCTGGCCGGGGCTGTGTTGGCCTGAGAAGCTGCAGCGCTCTTTGCGTCTGACGAAGGGGGAGAAGCCTGAGCTGCCGTCCCCGCTGCCTGTGCAGCACTTGCTTGCCCATCCGTGGGCGGTGTCGTCGGTTCCATCCGTGAATCCTCTGTGGCCGGTGGGGTTGCCCGTAGGTCTCACCTGGCCGCGCTGATCACTCCCGCACCAATCCTGTTTGGGCCATGATCTCGCGCTCGTGTTGCGAACTTTCGATGATTGGATGCCCTTCCGGTGTCTCACGGCAGCCGGGGAGCCCCTGGTTTCGTCGTGAAACGTAGGGGTAACCGGCAATCGACGTCCGCAGCGCAGCGTCCGCGATCTGAGGCACCGACATGATGCGGGTGAGGGTGTTCGACTTGCATCGAGGGCACGCTACCTGACTGCCGAGGGCAGGGGCTCGCGTGATGCTGATGGTTCGATCCTCACGGTGTCCGCAGCGACATTCAAACTCGTAGGTCGGCATCTTCGCCGGGGATCATCGGGAGGGTTTTGGTGAGCGCACAGGAGGTTGAGATCATTTTGCTGGTTTTCACGTAAGTGGAGGGGTAGAACCGACACCAACTCAGGGCTCAATCGGGGGCGCGAAGGCCGGCGTGGGAGTTTGGCCGCCGCGCACCACAGCACGGGAATGCGTATGAACAAGGGCAAATCGAAATCACCAGCGCGGCTGCGCCTCGCTGGATCCTCCACGGCCAAGAGCGAGCTGCCAAGCATCAAGCTGATCGAGCGCAAGGTGCGCTTCACGCAGGGCCAGCTCGACCGCCTGGCCGACTACCGCGCGATGCACGACGGCAAGACAGAAGCCGACGCGATCCGCGATCTGTTCAACGCCGGCGTCCGCACGCTTTTGCCTGCGAAGCTGGCGATCGCCGCCTGATTTTTAGTCAAATGCCCGACCAGAAGCGCGACGGTGGACGGGATCAGTTCCCCCGCCTGACTGTCGATCACCCCGAAACGGAGCTGACCGAAGATCCACGGTTCAACGCTCACCTGTTGCGGCACGATCTGCGCGACAGGATGAACCTGGTGAAGCTCACGGCCGCCGAGATCCGGCGGACGAAGCACCCTCCCCATGATCTGCTCGACGAGTGGGCGGCCACGCTGGAGCGGCAGGTGGATGCGATGCTGGCGCTGATCGTCGTCGTGCGCGAAGTGCCAAAGCCGAGCGATCCGCCTGGGCAAGCGGGGTAACTTTTGATCCGAGGCGTCGATCGGCGTTCGCGCCGGCATGGCAGGCTCGATGTCGCGTGGCTGTTTGGATGACCCGGAGTCTTAACCCCGGATGGGGCCTACAGCTTGCGCGAGGCGGCCGCCGGCTTTGACCGGCGGCCGCTAAATTCTTGTCACGCTGGAGCGTATATCGAGTGGGGGCGACTCTCGAGCAAATCACCGTTTACCCGCGCGCTCGAGGTTTTCAGGCCCCCGCCCGAGCTGGCTGACCGAAGCCCAGCGCGCTCCCCGCCTGATTAGCGATGCTCTTGTTCACCAGGTTGGCCAGAAACGGACTGACGCCACCGCCGCCACCGCCCGGCGCCGGCAGCTGGCGCTGAGGCTGCATCGCGCCGACCGGCGCGCCGGCCGTCGCCTGCTGGATCTGCGGATTGGTCCCCGGCGGGAGCTGCTGAGCCATGGGGTTCAATCCACCCATCTGCCCGGGCATCACGCCGGCCTGGATCATCTGCAGGCCGACGGCGTTCAGCACCGTCTTCGAAAAGTCCGGCAGGTTGTTGGCCTCGCCGATCATGTCGAGCACCGCCGGCCAATTCACGTAGGGAAACTGCGGAATCATCGGCGCGATCTGCACGACGAGCGCGAGCGTGAGCTGCGCCTGCTGCTGCTGGACGGCCGGATCCACGCGGCGCATCGAATAGGGCTCGATATCGAGGAAGAACTGCGTCCAGCTGGAATCCTCCTGGCCGGGCTGCTGACCGCCGAGAAACACGCCCTCTGACTCCTGGCCCGTCGCCGGATCCTGATAGTTCACGTGGGCAACCACCGCGTCATCGTGGAAGTGGTACCAGCCGATGCGCGACAGCGCCTCCTTCACACCGCCGCGGAATTTCAGGTGGATGAACTCGGTGCGCGCATCGCCTGAGCTGTGGGCGATCTCGGCCTCCGTCGCCGTGACGCCCTGCGCCTTGCCGCGCGCGGCTTCGCTCTGCCCGCTGTTGCGATCGGTGCGCTGCAGCAGCAGGTTGAGGTAGAGGATCCGCTGCTCGGTCGTGCCGCCCAGGGCCACCGGCAGCACGTTCTGACCGTTGAGCCCTTTGACGGTGATCACGCTGTTGTTCTCAGCGCGCTCGATCTGCCGCGCCAGCTCGGGCTGATTCGCGTCGACGAGCACCAGGCTCTTCGCCGTCGCCGCCTCCTTGGCCGCGGCCGCGGCGTGCGCGTTCAGCTCCTGATCCTGTTCGGCCATCGCCGCGATCGGCGAGAGCGGATAGACCTGGTCGGGCACGCTGTACACCCCAAAGAAAACAAACGGCCCTTCGTCGGGCCCGTGGTAATCGCTCAGCGGCCGGACCCACCGGGCTTTGCCCTGGGCGCTCAGCGCCAGCGTTCCAATCTGGCGGATCTCGGGCAGGTAGATCTCGTACAGCGTGACGCGGCCGCGGACGTTGGCGTTGGCAGCGCCCGGATCCTTGAAGGCGCGCTCGCCGGCGGTGCGACCGACGGCCTTTTCGTCGTCGGCCGTCATGCCGTCGACCGCGGCTTTGTCGAAGCGCTCGTCGGCCTGCAGGTCGGACAGATCGCGCTGGAACATATGCCCCACGATGCGGGCGCTGTTCACGTTGTCACATTGCGCGTCGATGATGATGTTGGCCGGCGGGATCCGGATGAGAAACGGGGTCAGCGCGTCCATCGTGAAGCGCCCGCCGACGCCGCCCTTGCTGCCGGCGTAATCGCTGCGCGGCTCCAGGCCCACCTTCGCCACCGCAAAGCAGAAGAGGAAGTCGATCGCCAGCAGCTCCAGCTCGGTGCGGGCGTCGACGTCGACGATCCACCCGTTCAGCGCCATCTCCATGAACTGCGCGATCGGCTTGTGGGTGATCGTGCGCTTGGCCGACACCTTCACCGCGGGGTTGTCGAAGATGATCTCGGGCAGGATCGACGCCACGAAGTTGAAGATCATGTTTTCAGGCCGCGGCTTGCCGCTGCGCTGATCGGTGCGGTACCAGTTGCTCACGTACTTCCGCACCAGCGACGTCGTGTTGGTGATGATGCGTTTGCGCAGCTCTTCGGCGGCGCGGATCTCCAGCATCAGGTTATCGGGATCGGTCGAAATCATTCGAAGCTCCAGGGGGTGAGGGACTTGTAGCGCTACAAGTGGCGCTACAGGTTTGCGCTACAACTTTGCTCAGGGGTTCATCGGCGTGATTGCCAGCGGTGGTGCAGGTGGCAGCCGCCCTTCACGACGAGGAAGTAAACGACGCCGATCACGGCCACGGCCGCGGATCTGATGAGAATCGCATCCATGCTCAGCTCTCGATCTCGAAGGGGTCTGACGCCTTCGGCTTGGGGTAGAACTTCTCAGCCAGGCCGAACACATCGCCGGCCGAGCCCTCCGGATAACTGATCTGCTCTTCCTGGAAGCGCGCCACTTCGTGCATGGCCATCTGCGCGTAGCCGAAGGCCAGCAGCAGGTCGTCGTGATCGCCGCGGGGAGCGCCGTACTCCAGATCCGCGTCGTGTGCTTCGTGGATGTCCTGGTTGGCGCGCTTCGGTCGGAATTGGAATTTGACCGCCTGGCGGTGCAGCTCGCGCGATCGAATGATCACGTCGGGCTCCATCAGGCGGCCGCGCCCGTCGCGCGGGCCGATCGCGCGGCGCAGGCGCGGAATGGTCAGATCGCCGGCGGTGCGGTGATGCCCGAGGTCGTTGGACTGGCGGCGGTCCCGGCTCTCTTCGTCGCGCCGGAAATACTGGTAGCTGTAGTGCATCTCGTCGAGCAGCCGGCGCATCACCATCAAACCCACCTGCCGCTCGCCGCACAGGAAGCAGTGGTTGTAGAGCCAGCCGAGCCCGAAAAGGATCTCGGCCCAACCGGAGTCGCCCCAATGCCCACAGGCCTCAGCCACCTGCTCGCCGGTCTCTCGATCGAGGATGACCGCCGCGTCGAAGTCGCCTTTGCGCAGCCCGTAGGCGCTGTCGTGACCGAGCACGTACTTGCGCCCCGGCACCGGCTTCTGGAAGATCGTGATGCGGCCGCGCTCCTGCAGCCCGTCGGCCACCCACGCCAGCAGCACGCGCTTGGTGATGCCGCCGCGCTCGGTGATCGTGATGCAGCGGGGATCGTCGGCGTTGCGCGCTTCGACGTAGGCAAATCGACCGTGCTCTCCCTCCTGCAGTCCCGGCAGCTGCTTCTCCAGCGCCAGCAGGTCGAACACCGGCGTGCCCGAGAAGTCGGCAAAGCCCCCGCCCAGGCGGACGCTGCGCTCGGCTTCGCTGTTGAACGTCTGCGAGTGGTACCAGTCGCGATCGCCGGCGTCGGCGCCGGGGTTGTCGGTGATGCCGCCCTTGGCCCACACCCACAGCCGTGGGTGACTCTGCACGTCGAGCGCGTCCGCTTCGGCCAGGTGACTCTCCTGATGGTGCTTGAGCCAGGGCTGATAGAGATCGCGGTACATCCACGTCATCCCCTGCGTGGCGGTGGCGGCGAAGATGTAGCGCGTTTTGCGCAGCCCGCGGCGGCGCATCTTCATTTCGTTCCAGAGCGCTTCGGGCGGCTCTTCGTCGAACACAACCAGGTCCGGGTTGATGCCCTGCACGTGCGTCCAGGAGCTGTCACCCGACACGAGGAACATCTGGGATCCGGGGAACGGCCCGCCGTGGAAGGTGTAAACGTGATCGACCTTGTTGTAGCTGAAAGGTTTGTCGAAGCACTCGGCCTCCAGCTGCGAGCGCAGGATCTTGAACTGTTTGAACGTCTCGCAGCACCAGATGATGATCAGCGGGCGCTTCGGGATCTTCTGCCAGGGGTGCGAGTGACTCACCCACCAATTCACTTCACAGCCGGCGGCGGTGGTTTTGCCGAACCCGTTGCCCGGGAACATGCAGCGCACGATGTGCGGAGCCTGGTGGAACTGCCGCTGTCCGCCCATGTGTGGCCGGTAGAAATCGCTCGGCCTGGCGGATTTGTGACCCTCGATCCGATCCTCGCGCTCGATCTGCTCGATGAGCGTGGCGCGTTCGTCGTCGGTCAGCGTGAAGATGTTCGTCTGCAGGGTTGTCATGCGGCGTGACGTGCTCCCCCGTTGCCTTCGCGCGCGAGCGTTCGAAGTCGATCCTTCGCCGCGGCCGGCTCGTCGCTCAGCCGGGCGATCGCCGGCGCGATGCGCTGACTCACGGCCAGGCTGATCGTGCTGCTGTCCAGATCCAGCTGGCGGCCGACGGCTTCGTTGGTCATCCCGCACAGGAAGCGCAGCTTGAAGATCGTGCGGTCCCGATCGTCGCGCAGCAGCTCAAGCATCTTCTCCCGGAAGTCGGCCAGCTCAGCGCACAGCTCGGGCCCGTCCAGGTGTGTCGGCAGGTCATCCCACAGATCCTGACCGTCGGCGGTCGGTGCATCGCCACTGACGCGGTTGTCGGTGTAGCCGAGCCGACGGCCGTGGCGCGACACCCAACCGAGTGACCGCACCGCGGCTTTGATCCGCAGCCTCAGCAGCGCCGACGCGTACAGCGTGAAGGATGGGTTGCGCTCAGGCTTCCAGTCGGAGAGCAGATCCAGCAGCGCGAAGAACGCCAGCTGGTGCAGATCGTCGTCGTCGAGCTCTTCGCCGCGGAAATAGTAGCTGCCGCCGGCGAAGGCCTCCGAGCGAGCGGCGCGCTTGGCCAGCGGCATGTAGACCATGAGCAGCGCGTTGCGCGCGGCCCAATTCATCGGATCATCCCGAAAGTTGGTCCAGTGCGGACCCGCCTGCAGATCGAGCGTTTCAAAGGGCATTGGCCCAACTCACACACAGCCACCAAGATTTAGTCCGCGCGGGAACGCGGACGAAGATCAGGCAGCTCGCTTGTGATGCAGGCAGTGGCCGTCGATGCAACGGCAGCGGATCTCCGCGCCTGTGAGGGTGACCAGCTCCACCGGCGGACGATCGTGCCCGTCGGCCAGGTCCATCACGCAGATCTGCAGCAGCGCCGCGCCGTTCTCATCGATCGGCGTGTACAGCCGGCGGAAGTCGACGTCGCGCAGGCCGTGCTCGGTGCCGGCGGTGTCGGTCAGGATCCAATCGCCCGGCATGAGGGTGATCAGGCCGGCGTGCGTGTCGAGCATGGCGAATTCACGCAGGCGGCGCGCCTGCAGGGTTTGAGCCCGCGGCCGGAACTCCTGGGCGGCGGACGTCTTCGGTTGGTTCACTTCGTGCATCCTTGCACAGCCACGTTTTACAAACTCGCCGCGGGGACGGCGTTGGTTTTACAGCTCACTCAGCAGGCGCAGTTTCGCCGCTTCTTCCCGCATCGTCCACAGGAGCCCTTCACAGGCCCGCGCGAGTGCGGCGGCCGCGGCTTGCCCGGCTTCCGATAACGCTCCAGCCCCGGCGCGCTTATCGGCAGTCGAGCCCCGCCACTTAACGCAATCCCACACAGCAGCGCCATGGCCAGCGTTGGGCTCTTGTGACCGTACGGCACATTCCGCCGCGGCCGATCGGCGATCACCTGCTCGATCGACGGCGGGATCGGCGTGAAGTTCATCACCGGGCCGGCGGGGATTCCGCCGGTCTCGTTGGCCTGGGCGGTCAGCTCCTGATTGCAGGTGCCGTCGCCGTTCATCACGATTACGCGTCGAGTGTCCATTACGCTGCCTGCTTTCTCGCCGGCTCGGCCGACGCGAGGGTGGCGAAGATCTTCCGCGCGGCTTCGGCCAGCGACAGCTCGTAGCCTTTGCGTCGATCGACGTTCAGCCGCGGTGTGCCGGGGAAGGTGCGCTGCAGCCGCTTCAGCGCCTTGGGATCGATGATTTTCTTGGCCGCGTCGGAACTGATGCCGCTGATCAGCTCGACCAGATCGGCGCGGCTGATGCTGCGGTTCTCGTACAGCTTGAGCACGCCGCTGATGCTGATCTCGCTGACCGTGGTACCGTGCAGGTGACCTTCGAACAGATCGCCCAGGACGACGTCGCCAACCTCTAGGCCGGCTTTGACCTTCATCTTCACGCCGCTCTTCTTGTCGTCGATCCAGTGCTTCTCCAGCTCGCCGACCAGGCCGATGTAGTCCACGCGCACGTCACGCCGCGGCTTTCTTGCTTTGGCTTCCTTTGCCATTCGATCCTCCATGTTTGGGTGTTACGGTCTCGTCGGCGTCAGGATCACGGCCGAGCCGGCGCAACAGCCCCGGTGGCAGCAGATCCTCACGCCCCTCGAACTGCGCCAGCAGCTCGTCGTCGGTCATCTCCTGGCCCTTTTTCTTGGGCCCTTCCTCCTGCAGCTTGAGCTTGCTCGATTGCTCGTAGTGGCCGGTCAGCTCCAGATACAGCTTGCGGTCGGGGTGGCCATCACGTCCGGGAATCAACGCACTAAGCAGCAACGCCTCCAGCACTTCGCCCAGGCGATCGCCGACGGCGTCTTTGATCGCGGCCGATGCGCGCGCCTTGAAGAGCGGATCCGCCATGTGCCGGTACCACGTGGCGCGGGCGATGCCGATCAGCTCGCAGCGTTGGATCACGGAGAGTGGGCGATGCTCAGGGTTGGCCAGCGATTCAATGATCTTCGCTTCGGTCTCGTCTCCCCCGCCGGCAGGAATGGTTTTATCAGGCCTGGCCTTGCGCGCGGCGTCGAGGGCGGACTGCTGGCGCTTGCTGGCGATGACGGCGGCAACGCGCGCCTTGGGCGACGTCGCCGCGGGGATGGGTTTGCGGGCCGGCTTCGATTTGGCCGGCGGATTATTGGCAGCGGCCCGCGCCCGCCCGCGCATGAAGCGCCCCGTGTTGTCGCGCGCAGACGCGGTGCTCTGTTGCTTCTTCGCCACGTTGTTGACTGATTAACAATGCCATGGCATAGTCGGGAGACACACCACGGACGGCCCAGCCCCAGGGATCGGGAAACTCTAACCAAGGGTATCGGCGAAGAAAAGGCCAGGCACACAGCACATCCGGCCGCGACGGTCTGACCTAAACATAATTGGCATTACGGGACCGCGACAGAATCGCCCGTTAAAACCGAACCAAAACGCACTTTTCAGGAGGGACAAATGAACATCGACAAACCCGCCCCGCGACATGAGAAAATCGAGACCGTGGGGCTCATCGCGTGCTGCAAAGAAAAGCAGCCCTTCACCTGCAGAGCGGAGGATCTGTACATCTCGCCGCTGTTCACCAAAGCCAAGGCCTACATCCTCCCGCGCGTGGACACGTGGGCAATCCTCTCTGCGAGACACGGCCTGCTCTTCCCCAACGCCAAATGCGACCCCTACAACACGTGCCTCGACGAGCTGAACGCGCTCGAACGGAAGCGCTGGTACCGCAAGGTGAACAAACAGCTCCGCGCCTACTTCCCCGGCTCGCGCTTCATCGTCATCGCCGGCGCTCTCTACCGCGGCTGCCTCGAAGGTCTCGACGTGCGCGTGCCGCTGCAGAACCTCGGCATTGGCCAGCAGCTCCGCAAGCTCGACGAGTGGATCGCCGCCGACAAGCTCGCCCGGGCCGACACGCTCCAGCTCTCTGACGAAGAAACCGCACAACTCATTCAGGAGGGAAAGTAAATGCGTACGCGCTCACACGTGCACAGTCAGGATCCGCGCAAGCCCGCGATCGTCGAGGCGCTGCGGAACAAGGCAAAGAGGACTGCCAGCACCAACATCCTCGCCGGCCGCGTCACTGGACTGACCGAAACCGCCAACGGGTTCGAGGCGATGGTGTTCATCAAAAGCCCCGGAGAGAGCGGCTACGGTCTGCCCCACCCGACGACGATCGGCCGATCGGAGGTTGGCTGATCATGGGGCACACCATCTCTTTCAAGATCGATTCGAATGATCTGACCGCCATCAAGGAGATCCTCTACCGCGGCGCGAAGCTCTGCCAGCAAAGGGGCATCGACTACGACCAGGAAGACATGAGCATGGATCTGATCGCGGCCCACTCCAACGGTTGCCCGCTGGATTTTCGGAAACTGGCCAACGCGCCGGATCTTGATTTTGCGGCCGACCTGCTCGGCATCCGCCTCCACATGAATCGCGAGACCGGCAAGTTGAAGCACCGCTTCCGTCCTCGATGCGCTCAAAACGAGAGGCGGCTATGAACGAAAGCCAGCCACTTCAACGGCCGCGGCGAGTTGCCGCGCAGGGCGCGATCAACGTGAAGCACGCCAATGTGCATCGCGATCGCATGACGATTACCGGCGTCGATCACACCGGGCATCACTCCAAGAGCAAGCACGTGGGCGGCCACGCGCCGAAGAAGGCTCGCAACCGGAAAGGCAGGCGCTGATGCCCACGATCCACGTGAGGCAGGAAAACGCGCCGAAGTGCCCGACGTGCGGGGAGATCCTCAGCGCGCACCTCTCGGCACCTTCGAACGGCGCAGATCCGCGCGGCCCTCAGCCTGGCGACGTGATCGTGTGCTCACAGTGCGTAAGCGCGCTGGAGATCATGCCGGATCAGTCCCTGATTGAGATCGACGACGTCCGCGCCGAGCAGCTGGTGACCCCGGAGGCGTTCGCGGAGATCCAGCGCTTCCGCCAGCTCAAGAAGGAGCAAGCGTGATCCACGTCCGCAACCACAGCATCAGGGGCGTGAAGAATCACTTGGTCAGGATCGAGCGCCCCATCTTCACGCTCTGCGGTCAGCAGATCGGAAAGTTCATCGCCGACGGCGGCGGGTGGGAGCCGAACAACGAGCCAGCAGATTGCCGGCGCTGCCTGGCGAAGCTCAACAGTGACCAGTGCCGGATCTACCGAGCAAAAGAAGGAGGCCAACGTGCCCAAGCGTGATGAAGGCGCTAAGTGCGTCGTGTGCGGGTGCACCGACGAGCATGGCTGTGACGAGGGGTGTGAGTGGACGCTGCGCGATCCGCCCGTCTGCAGCTCCTGTGTGGCGAGGTATCTGATCGCCAAGCTGTGGGGCGTGGTGTTCTCTGTCGAGTCGAAGGTCTCGAAGGAGGCCGCCAGCGCGATCGAGGACGTGCGGAAGATCTACGGCCTGGTCGGGAAGGAGATGGCAGAGCGCTACGGACTGCCGACGCTCAAACAGGTCTGCCAGATCAACCGCAACGTGACGAAGTTCACCGCCCCGCCGGCGGGGTACAGCTCGCCCGCGCTGGCGCGGTGCGGCCACTGCGACAATGCGATCGTGATCCCCGCCGGCCAGAAGCGCGTGAAGTGCTCGCTCAAGACGTGCGGGCGATTCGTCTACCGCCAGGAAGGAGCCCGCCGTGGAAAGTAACGCCGCTGTCGTGCGCGTGCTGCAGACGCTGATCGACAAGAACCCATCGACGATGAAAGACGCGCGCAGCGCCGTCGCGAATCACCAGCCGTCGGCCGACGTGAAAGAGTTTTACGCCAGCAACATCCTCACGACGCTGCTCACCCTCACGCCCGAGGATCTCTTTCAGCTGCTCGAAGGCCTGGAGAAGCGCCACGACGAACATCAGGCGACGAAGAAGAAAGGAGCCCGCCATTGAGCCAGGTACCAGGAGCAACCCCTGTTTTCGAAGAGTCGATCGGCGGATCTGTGATCGACGCCGCGCGCATCAGCGTGATGGCAGCGATGCACCTGATCCCGATGGACGCCGACAACCCGCCGCGCATCGTCTTGCCCGGTGAAGACGAGGCGGACTTCGCGCCGACGGTGCACGAATGTCTGCAGCAGGCAATGCAGTGGCTGGATCACGCGCGGCAACTGACGATCGAGCAGGCTTCGACGCCGCCGACGTCGGTTCACATCATCACGCCAGGAGGCGGCTGATGCCCCGCGGGCCCAACACACCGCCGCCGCCGTTCAAGTTGAAGATGCGCGTGCGCATGACGCCCGCCGGCAGCTCCGCTTTCTTCGGCGAGCGATTCGGTACCGTCGTCGGTGCCTCGCGCGACAAGCTGGCCGTGCGCGTGCTGCGCGACAGCCACAAGACGGCCGGGACTTGGGCGCCGCACTATTGGGAGCCCATGCCGGAGGATCCAAAGTGATCACGTTCGAAGGCGGCCCAGCGCACGATCAGATGCTCGCGATCCGTGGCGCGCCGGTGATGCTGCGTGTGGTGATCGGCCCCGGCGGGAAGCTCGACGCGCTCGACCAGCCGGGCGACGTCGCCGGCGAGAAAGAATCGATCCACGTCTACCGCCTGGCCAGCGAGGTCACTTGGATGTTCATCCGCGCGAGCAAGGGCATGGGCGGCCGCTGGCCGATGGCTGAGTACAAATACTACGAACCGCAGCCGATCGAGCTGCAGGTCCCGATCCGAGACAACAAGGCCTGGGGCGACTGGTGCGAATCAGTCCGCGCGAGCGTGATCGTGCAGCTCCATGCCGAAGGCTTGGGCGCCGTCGTCGCCAAGCTCCAACAGAAGGAGGCTCGTGATGTCTGAGGTGATGAAACAGGTGGCCGCGCTCGAGGCTGAGCTCCAGCGGCCGCCGAAGCCGAGCGGGTACGTGATCGACGAGGGACAGCGGCAGGCGATCCTGCTGGCGATCGCGAAGCTGGCCAACGCCCGCGCCGGGTGGGATCCCATGCTCCGGGAGCTGGCCGCCGAGCTGAGCGATCCCTTGGCGATGAGCTTCAAAGACGGGCGCGAGGGTTACGACTACTTCCGGAAGGTCGACCATGACAAGCTGTGCCCGGTGGATCCGCAGCCTGGCGAAGAGAACAACGCGCACCTGGGCGCGGTGATTCAGTGGATGCACGGCACGAAGAGCCCGGTGTTCACGCAGATGTTTTACACCGACCCCGAGCAGCGGGATCTCCTGGGCGTCGTGCTGATTGCGATGGGACAGGAAGGCCTGCAGATGCTCATGCGGCTCAAGGAGCTGAACGACACGAAACAAGGGTCGTGAGCGCTGGCTGTGGTGATCAGGCCCCCGCATCCCCCGGGACCCAACTGATTACACTGCAGCAGCGATCGCGCCCAGCATGGACGGGCAGGAGGCCAACCAGCCGCGGCGAGCATGATGCTTGCCGCGGCTGTTTTAATTTGCGGGTTGTGTGGGCTTCACGTCAGGCGCTTTCGTCTGCAGGAAGCGCTTGCACAGCTCGTCGAACGGCCGCGGCGTGATCCCGCGCTTCGCGCCGCCGCGGAGGATCTCTTCGGCGCGGCGAATGTTTACGGTCGGGCCGCCGGTGATCAGGCCGTATTGCCGGCAACTGTCGAGCTGCAGGAAGAACTCAGCGTGATCGACGGCGTCTTGCCAGGTCTCTTTGCTCCAGCGGCCCATCAAGATCCCCCGGCCGGCGGCGGTGGCGACTTGTCTGTCAGCTGGCCGATCGCCTGATCCAGCGCGTCCAGATAGGGCCCTTCGCCGGCGGCCGTCGTGCGGAACATCTTCAGCGCCTGCAGCACGGCCGCGTGAGTCTCGGCGTTCATCAGCAGGCTGCAGAGCCACACTCCTTGCGCAGCGCCAGCTCTCCCGACGAGCGCGTCCGCCAGCTCGATCGCCTGCACCGGCTCCATAACAACGCCCGTGCCCAAGGCATCAAGCACGACCTCGCCCTTTGCGTTGTTGCTGACCGACACCGCGCCGCCGGCGGGATCTGGTTGGGTGACCATCACTTTCCTTTCTTCTTCGGGGCCTTCTTCTTCGACGTCGGCTTGCACGTCATGTTGTGGATCTGCTCGGCCGCCGGCGTTCCGGTCAGCTCGTTGCCGCTGTCCACCATGTGATTGCCGCCGGGGATCTGGCAGCACGGGTTGTTGGCCAGGAAGTTCTCGATCGACTTCACCGCGGCGGCGATCTTCGGCTTCTCGGTCCCCGTCGCGCGCTTCAGGTTCTTCTTCAAGCCGTTCAGCTCGATGTGTGCGGCGGTGCGGATCGCGTAAGCGCGTGACGTGTAGCCAGTGTCGGTCACGCTGACCGGGCTGCTGGATCCGCCCTGGTGAATGTGCCTGTCGTGCCCGAATCGCCATAGGCCATCGACATTGCTTTTGATCACGCGCACGATGACGTGATCGCTCCCCTTCGAGTGGATCCGCACGTTCTCGACCTGCTGCACGTAGACGCCGTGATCATTCACGCCGGGATCATCGATCATCAGCTTCGGATCGATGTCCCTGGCCAGCAGATCCTTGATCGTGCGCTCGCGCGTGTCGTCGAGATTGTTGTGCTCACGATCGAGCGCGACGCCGTTCACGAATGCCTCGGCCGCCTCGCGCGACTTCTTGCCGGCGTGGTACATCCGCGCCCAGTAGAGGTTTGGGAAAATGTCGAATTGCGCCGGCAGCTCCACATCCTCTTTCTTCGCCAGCGTGGTGATCGAGCTGTGCAGGTTCATCGCCCACTGAAACCAGCTCTGCTTTTGTCCGCTGTCCGCCTTCATCTCCGGGATCCACTGCTGGAGAGGACCGCCGAGCCTCCAGCCAGCGCCCGGTGAATCGTTCGGGCCCTTCTCCATCGCGTGCGCGAGCGTGCTGGAGCCGACGGCATAACCGCCGGCCATGTTCGCCTCTGCAACCTCCGCTGGCTCGTGTCCGCCCGCGTCGATCGCCGCCTTCCGCTGAACGACGGCCGGGCGCTTCCACTCCAGGAGGATCTCGCTGTCGCCGCTGCCGATGATCCAGGTCTCTTCATCGCGCGAGACGTGCAGGCCGGCCAGGTCAACATCTTCCGGCGCGATCTTGTGCGAGCCCGGGATCTCGTCGAAGCGGAGGTACTGCGGTTTGTCCCACTTCTCGATCGGGATCAGCGGGCGCAGGATCGCGCTCGTGAGGAAGTCGCTGCCGCGGGTGAAATTGCGCAGCGCGATGCACACGTGGGGCTCGGGCGGCTCCTGGCCGGCTTCGCCACTGCTGATCATCAGCGGCGGGCTGTTCAGCACCGCGCGGAAGGGTGCCGGCTCGTCGTGCGTGCGCGAGGCGATCAGATTCTGCCGGCTCTCTTCGACCAGCTCGGCCGTGAGCTGCAGATCCTCAGGCGCGAGGGCTCCAGATTCAGATAGCAAGACGCGCGCGGTCCACTTCTGCCCTTCGGTTCGCGGCGGCAATGTAGAGATGTCGTTGACATCTTTACTTTCCGGTTGCGCCGCGGCGGGCTCGCTCTCCAGCACAGGCAGCGCGATCGGCAGGCCTCCGTTGCTCGGCGGCGGTGCGATCTGCAGCGGGAAGAGATCCTGCTGCGGATCGTCGGGCTCCATCAGGACCTCACGCGCTTCGCGCTCGAGGATCTTCTTTCGACCCTTCGCCTGATTCAGCTCCTTCTGCAGCTCGGCCTCGCGCGCGACGGCCTTCTGCCACTCGGCGACTTTGGCCGCGTGCTTGAGATGCTTCCGCAGCGTCATGCCTTCGATCCCCTGCTCGGCGTAGAACTGCTGGATCTGCAGGTTCACTGCCTTCTGCGCCTCCATGCCACGATTTACAAACGCCTCCAGCGTCTGCAGCTCATTGGTCTCGGTCATCACTTGCTCCCGCGGCCGCGGCCGCGCTTGGTGGTTTCGTTGACGGGTTTGTCCGCTGCCGGCGGGAAGGGATGGCGGCCGAGCGTGAGCTGGCCGATCGCTTCCTCCTTTGTGCCTTTGAACTCGTGAAAGTCCACGCTGACCCAGCGCTGCAGCCGCTCGATGTAGAGCAGCTCCTGGATCACGCGTCGATTGCAGCCTGGGCAGATGTAGCCGCGGGCGCGGCGGTATCGATTGCCTCCATCGACCCACGGCACATCGAAGACGTTCTCGGGCGGAAGCGGCGCGCCACACACTTCGTTGCCGCAGTAGTGTTGGTCGATCGACGTCAGGGGCGGAACATCACGGACGTCTCTGGGCATCGGGGGGATTGACATCGGGCCTCCTGTCAAAGAGGCCATACTATGCCGCGGCATAGTCACTCACAAGCCGGAAGCGCCGACGAGCCCATCAGCCAATAGATCCGCCGGCAGCTTGGGCACTTGGCAGCGTAGATGACGAAGCCGCGGCCGCTGGCAGAGAACGGGCGGGACTCGGCCGAGAAGCTTTTGTAGCTGAACGGCTGCGTGGGATCCGGCACATCGCACACGTGCGGGATCTGGATCCACTGCGGCGGGACCTTCGCGCGCACGAAGCCTTTGAAATGCCACGGCCACACTTCCGCCTCGGCGATGTCCTGGCTGATCGCGGCGCGGATGATCTTGTTGGGCCGCGTCTCCTTCTGGCCGCGGGGCCCGAGGCGGAAGCGCAGCTCGATCGTCTGGTGACAGGTGAAGGTCAGCGCCCGCTCTTCGCCGTCGGGTGTTGTGAACAGAAACGCGACGGCGGGTCCGCTCGGATCCGCCAGCGTGATCTCATCGCAGAAGTAGCCGTCGGGGAACGGCTCGACGTGCAGCCGGTAAATCAGCTCGCACAGCGCGCCGATGTAGATCTCCAGCGGATGATCGTTCGCCTCCGCGACGACGTCGCCGGGCATCGGCCGCGCGAGATAGATCCACACCTTCTGTTGGTGAGGGTGTGACATCGTCACTCGGTACGGCAGCCGGTTCACCAGGAGAAGCGCGTCGGTGGGATTGCCGGCGACAGCATCGACCAGCAGAAGCATCAGCTCGTGCCAGTCGATCCGCCACAACAGGCGAAGGTCGTTGCTCATTCTCTACCCCGAAGATCTGCGCGAGGCTCATCGGCTCGCCGCCGCGCGGCTGCGGAGCGTCGAGCTGCTCAAAGAGGCCACGGACCACTTCCTCGTCGGTGCTGCGTTCCATCGCGTCCACCCTTCCTGCGGATCGGCCGGCCGGTGTCGAAGAGCCCCGGCTGTTGCGGATCTGCGTAGATCCTGAACCCAGGCGGGTACCACTCTTCGAGCATTCCGCGCGGCCAGTCGCGTTCGTTGTCGGCGCCCTCCGGGCGCTCGAAGCGAAACCGGGGACTCTTGTACGTTGTTCGGCAGAGTCGGAAAAAATCATGCTCGTCTCTGCAGGGAATCGGTTGCAGCTTCTCACTCGGCCCTGATCGGTCTACGACGCAGACCATGCCGCGGTTTAGTTTAAGCGCACCGGCGCGGTGCAGTCGCCAGGAAAGCATCCGCCAGTAACCCGCCGGCCCGGTGTGCTCAGCCACGCGCGGACCCCAGTTGTCGGAAGTGACCAGGAGCACGCGGTGGATCCAGTCGCGATGCACGACCTCGATCACGCGCGACTCGGCGTCGGGCCGAAGCGCCAGCCCGTCGCCGTGCACATGCTGCTGGAGCTGGCGGCGCCCGATCAGATCCTCGGCCATTTCCCACAGCCGATTGTCGAACGGACCCACCGGGTTGATCGGCGACTTCGTGATCGCCACGTGCACCAGCTCGCGCGGGCCGTCGAGCTCGCGCCTCACGTGCCCGCACGTCTCCCACCGGGTGAATCCCCGGTTGAAGAGCTGGCGGAAGGTGGCCGCGTGCTGCAGGGCCAATCCCAAGCTGACATTTTGACAGGTCATTGCGATTTCCCAATAGGAGCCGTTTTAAGCCCCGCGCCGCTGCCGGGGCATAGATGAGGGGTCAGCGTCTCTTCGTGCGTGGGCGACCCCCTGCAACGCGGCAGAACGACCTTTTTGGCGCGTGGGCCTGCTGGCCGACGGGATTTGACCCTCGGGCCGGGGTTGGTGGCGGCGTACTCCCTGGCGATCCGCTCGGCGGCGATCTCCCACCGGCCGCGGCGCTCGGCCGCTTCGGGGACCGGGATCACCTGGCCAGCTCGAGAGTCGGCCGGGAACGGGATCAGCTGCATGGGGTCGTGTGCCCCCAGGAGCGTGCGGAGGGTGACCGACACGCCGGGGTTGCTGGCGGTCCATCGTTTGGTGATTGGGCCGGCGGTGATCTGCTCGTCGCGTTCGAGAAAACCGCGCAAGGCCAAAACATCGAACAGCGCTTTGACGGCGTTGTCCCGATCGGGCTTGCGCTGGCAGAAGCCTCCGTCGACCTCGCCGGCGGCGGGATCCGGATCGTTGGGCAGCGGCCAGTAGAAAACCACGTGGGCGACGATCGGCCCGCGGATCGGCACCAGCTCCTGCCGCTCCTTGATCCGCTCTTCGTACCAGCCGCGCGCACGCTTCAGCGCCTCGGAGTCTCGAATCGTCGGGATCCGCTTGCCGCCCTTCCCGAACCTCCAGCCCAGGTCCTTGTCGTGATGCGTCGTCGTTGGCGGCACGCCGTCGAGCTCGAACGCCACCATGCCCTCGACCGCCGGCGCCAGCTTCGGCCGCATGTGCGAGCCGACGTAACTCAATCCCATCTTCTTCCGCGTGGCCTGGTCGAGCTTCATCGACCCCCCGCCCGCTCAAACTCCTGGAAGGCAGCATCGACGAGCTGCTCAGCCGTGACGTTCGGATCGTCCACCATCTGCTCGATCGACGGCGCGAGCCGCTCATCGAGAAACTCATGGCAGCATCCGCAGTAGCGCGCGGTGAGGTCGTTCGTGTTGAAGCTGACCATCGAGCACTTCCGGCAGCAGATGCCGAGCCGGTTGTCCAAGCGCCCCAAAGTGACGATCAGGTATCGCGGTTCAACTTTGAGGATCATGCCAACTTTGACCGACACGCGGCCGCCGACGGTGGGCGGATCCGGGATTTGCACTTTCATCAGGTCTCCTTGGGGTAATGAAGTACTCGCGCCCTCATCAGGCGCATCGCCTGGAACATGCCCGCGCGGTACGCGTGCGGACGCTGAGTGAGCTGGTCGGGTTTGATCGGATCGAGCACCGCGGCGATCTCCGCGTCACGCAGAGTCGGCAGCAGGTTGCGCTTCACGCAGATCTCGCTGATGAGCTGCTCAAGGGTGGACTGGCAGCCGTTGCAGAACGTGGTGCCCGGGAACTTCTCGCCGGCACACTTCGGGCAGACCTGGCTGTTGAGCGAGAGGCGCAGGATCGGGATCGACAGCGCGGCCTCGCGCACCATCACCTGGCCAATCTTCAGCGCGTGCTGGTCGCCGGGGAGGATGAAGCGCACCGCGCCGAGCCGCTTGAGCGCGGCGAGCACCGCTTCGGCGTAACCATTCTCGATGCCACGGTACAGGTGCAGGGCGGTGTCTTTCGGCAGCGCACGCCAGCAGCGCGGGCAGAACGTCTTCGCCCGCGCTTTGAGCTGGCCACACCCGGGGCAGACTTCCGATCGCAGGCTGGTGATCAGGTTGATGGCTGTGAGCTGTTCCCACAGCGGAACATCGTTGGGGCTCTTCATCTTCTACCGCCCTTCTGATGATCTATTTGGAAAGCAGCAGTAGTGATGTATCTGCGCGATTTGGGGATAACTCCGCGGAGCGATCGCGCAACTGTTATGCCGTGGCATAGTTGTACGCGCAGCCGAATCTGCGCGGTCTGTGGAGAAGTTGACGCATCGCTGGCGCCGGCGCTCAGGATGACGACAGGGCTGGCGCAGGCGCTCATTTGCTCCCCTCGGCCAGTTTGGCCAGGTGAGCGAGCACCTTCTGGATCTCTTCGGCGGTCGGCGCAGCAGGTGGGTTAGGGTGCGCTGCGCCAGGCGCTGCGCGCGGCGGCCCCGCCGGTGGCGGGTTTAGCGGTAAGTCGTTGTCAGAGGAAAGCGTTCCCGGAAGGGCTCGAACCTTCAGCCTTCGGCTTCGGAGGCCGACGCTCTATCCAATTGAGCTACGGGAACGTGAATGGCCTTCCGCTGACTTTAT